CTATTTCATTACTTGTGTCGCCTGTTGATTTAACTAAAATACCCTCATCACCTGCATCAGTACGTATTTCTAAATTTTTTGCTGGACTTGAGGTCCCAATTCCAACGTTGCCACGATCAAGAACAAGGTTGTCAGTAAATGACGTGCCATTATTTCTCAAAGTAAATGAATATTGGACTAGGCCAGATGAAACAACCTGATTGAGTTTTAAATCAAACTCACTACTAGACGTTAAAGAATACATCCAGTTTTGGACTACGTTTGTACCAACACCTTGTGCTGCGGGTTGTATAGTTAAAGGAGCATCTTGATTTGTAGCTCCAACCCCAACGAAGCCATCAGTGTTAATTCGCATACGTTCAACAGCAGCACTCTCACTTGTACCTGAACTCCCACCAGGAGCAGTAAAAAACTTTATGTTAGAGCCGCCTGTTCCACCACCAGCCCCACCTTTTAGTTGCAAGTCGGTACCTGGTTGGTTTGTACTACCTGCACCACTAGAGCCTTGAATGATGCCAGTTGAGTTACCACCAGTAGCACCAACCACGAGAGAACCAAAGACATTGGTATTTTGACTGGAGTCGACCCGAATACCCTCTGCGCCGCCAGTAACTAACGTCACCGTATCGCCTGTCGGTCTGGTCATGCCTGTGTTTGTGTCATTAGAAAAGGCAAAAGTTGGTGCTGAAACTGCGCCTGACGCACCTTGAATTTGATTATTGAATATGGCTGTTCCTGCATCTGACATGTCTAGGGTAAGGGCAGTTATTGTAGAACCACCATCGTTACCCCTAAATCTCATGTCATCATCTTGAACAGTGGAAATAATATCAACGTTGGCACCGTCAGTAATTTTAAATTGCATTTCTTGAGTACCATCAGCCGCAATCCTAACATCTCCACCTGATACATCAAGGGTGATATCACCAGCAACATCAAAGGTTAGATCACCTGCACTCTCAAAGTCACCATTAGAACCATCGTGAGTAATTTTTAAGTCACTGTCTGCACCAATGCTAAGTACAGCACCATCGTGATCTAAAAGAACATCACCTTTTATTGTAGTAAGAGATCCAACAGCATTACCAATAGTTACATCTACTTCATCTTCAGCATTACCATCTCTTATTTCTAATCCTGATTGAGTTTCACCATCATGTGATGCCACTCTAAACTTCATGTAACCACCTGCACTTGCAGCAGCAGCAGCATTAATATGTGTTTCTATTGAGCCATAAGTAACATCAGCATTGTTCTCTGAGTTTCTACCTACAAAAAGTATTCTGCCTATTTCATCATCACCAGCAGCACTTGCAGATTCTCTTTCAAATACCATTACAGGTCCAACAGAAGCATCTGCATCTGTAGATTTAAGAGTAAGTTGAGTAGAGTTATCAGAAGTTACAACTTCAACAGAGGTGTTAAAAACTGCAGAGCCACTAACATCTAGAGTACCATTAATATCAATATCTGTAGCAGTAAGATCAATTTCATCAGTAGCACCTAGTGACAATACGGTTCCACTAGAACCTTGAATAAACTGACTTGCGTCATTAAACATGATCTTATTAGTAGAGTTTAGTGTAAGTCCAGAACCATCAGTGTGTGTAAGAGTAGTATCACCATCATCACCAAATGATAACACTGCATTATCTGAGTCAAGAAACAAATCATCTGCTATAGTTAAATCACCTGTAGAGCTTAGTGTCATTTTAGCAGTGGCACTAGCAGCAGCAGTTTCAGATGCACCAGTAGTAAAAACTAATTTAGTAGAGTTAACACTAGAGGTAAACTCTGCCTCTGCTATAGCATGTATACCTGCAGCCACAGTAGCAGCATCTGTACCACTATCATCCCCTGCAGCAAACTCAATAGAACCAATAACTTCATTTGCAGTTATTTCATTTTCTTCAGATTTAAGTTGTATTACTATTGGTTTATTATCACCTGTATTAGTGTTAGTAATTGTCAAACCTGTATCTGCTACATGAGTAACAGTTATTTCACTATCTGCACCAAATGATAATACAGAGGCATCAGATAAAAGTTTAAGATCATTACCAAGCACTGCATCTTTAGCTACAGACAATCCACCATCTGTTTGTAGAGAGCCATCTGTTGTAGATGTTGCATCTGTAGCATCATCTGTTTTAAGGATACCTGCAGCAGTTACATTAGCTCCACTAAATGTAAGTGCAGTTGTAGATCCTGATTTAATTATTAAGTTACCTGATGTATTAGTTAATGCAGCATATTGTGTACCAGCATCTTTTAAAAATACATCACCACCATCTGCATCAAGCACAATGTCATCTGCAGTGTCAAGTATCAAATCACCAGTGTCATTTACAATGTAAGAGTTTGTTCCACCATGATACAAATTAAGATCTTCACTTGCCCCTAATGTTATACGTCCAACAGCACTATCACCTGTAAGATCATCTGCATCTGCATCTACAATAACTTTAATCGTATTAATAAACAAATCTTTAAAAGATAAAGAAGATGTACCCAAGTCTATTGCATTATTTGATTTAGGTGAAACAATCGTAGCACTAACGGTAATATCTTGTGCAGGACCAACAACAGATACTGGTCCACCTTCAGCAGATGTACCATCATGTGTGTGACCACTTGTAGAAAATGCAGTTACAATGGCATCAAACTCTCCATCAAAGTCTGCAGCATTAATAACATTACCGTCAGCAATATTATTGTCTGTATCGTTTCTTGTATAACCTGTTCCCATTGTTTTACCTTCTTGTGTTTGTGCCGTACTCTAATGTCACTGTGTCAAGTGAAAAAGGTGGATCTGTACTATTACTTCTAAATTGTATTGCTGTTGTAAATCCTGTGCCTACTGTTTGTGTATTAAATAAGTTTTGAACTTTACCACCAAACACAGCACCAGCATCTGTAATTCTAACATTACTTATAGTTTGTGTCAAAGCATTGCTTATAGTTATTGTAGTGCCATCTACATTTGTAATAGTAGTACCACTAGGTATTCCTGTTCCTGCTATTGTATCACCAAATACCATATCAGAATTATCAGCCACAGTTATCGTAGTTCCTCCACTAGAGCCAGAACCAGTTGTTGCAAACTTAGCAAAAGTATTTACACCAAAGAATGCAATCTGTGCAGTTTCATTAGAGAAAGTTATTGCTGCAGGTTGCACAGAGTTTAATTCATCAAAATCAAACTTTAAATTAAAATCAAAATTAACTGCACCCTGTGGATCTGTAAATAAATTTGCTTTGTATACTGTTTTACGAATCCTTGGATCATTAAACGGCATAAAAGGTGATAGATATTCTGCAGATATATTAGATCCATCAAAACTATTACCGTCTTCCATTTTATAAAGAAGCCCATTGTCACCAGAAAAAACAATAATTTCGTTTGAGCCTACCATTTTACTTGATGCAGAAAATACTTCCATACCTCTTATTTCTGCAAATTGAAAGTCTGTGCCACCTTGAGGAGAAAACTGTGTAGCTATTATACCTTTAGCTGCAGCCCCAACTTGATCAGGATTAAATGCAAACAATCTATACTGTGACTTAGCTCTAATAGTTAAACTGGTAAATAAACTAGATGATCTTATAAAATCACCCAAGGTAGACTGTATGGCTTTTGATATAATCCCTAAACCAAAGTCATTATTACGATCTGTAGCACTAAGTAATCTTAAACCATCTGCAGTAAGAAACATAACGTCACCGCCTATTTCTTGAACAGTGTCACCATCAATACAACCTATATCTTCACTAATCGGTGCCAATGCAAAATTAGCTAATGCTGTGCCTGTTATTTGTTGTATTGTTTTATCTGTAAATATTATAAGAGATTCTCTAAAAGGTATTAATGCTGTAACAGAACCGCCAACTCTAAAACTACCACCACCATTACCCGATGTAAAATCACTATCCAATAATGGTCCTGTAAAAGAAACTACATCTCCCTTGCCATAAAATATATGTGTTTTAAAAGCAGTTACATGTGTCGCAGATAATACATCAGATGGAGCACCTGTAAGCTCTACAAAGCTAGTACCATCATACAATGCAGGTGGGTTAGCTCCATCAACTATTGCAACCTTACGTGTTCCTGTAAAGTTATATTCAGCAAATCTAGTTCTACCTGCACCTTCTCTGTTTAAACTTATAAACGTTACAGCAGCATTATCAGCAGGGGTAGATGCTAGGTTAGGACTTATTGCTAGTGTCTGTCCACCTGTACCACCAGCATCAGAAGTAACGGTATATACCTTATCAACATCAGCTATAGTAAACATATCTCCTATTTGAGGAGCAACAGTTAATCCATCTACTGCTAATGTACCACCTGAGTTAGACCCACCATTAACCAACACAGTGCCATACGCAGGTACATTTACTTTTGTAAAGCCACTACCAGATGTTTTATACAAGTCTGAGTTTAGTGCTACAATAACATCATCACCAAAAACTTCTACACCCTGTGTTCTGTAAGCAGTGTCATATGTTTTAAATGTTAATGCTGCACCATTTAATGGACTAAACTCTAATGCTACATCATTGCTTAAAGATTGTGAAGAAGATAAAACAATATTATTTTGATCTGTTACACTAGCCACAGTTACAGTTCCTGAAATACCTGTCCCTGTAACTTCCATTCCTGCTTCTATAGTGCCAGAATTTCCATCTAATACTAATGCTGTAGCACTACTTATTGCACCATTTACATTTGCTGTAGCACCAAGACTAGCAGATAGTGTTAACGTAGTTCTATTGTTACCAGCATCAAAAGATACACCTGTTATTGTATGTGTTCCTGTTATACCTGCTACAGTAAATGTATCTCCTGCTACAGGTGTAGTGTGTGTCCTAGCTACAGTTAGTGTAGTTCCTGTTTGACCTTTTCCATCTACAACTGCTAGTCCGTATGGTGGTATCTTATTAGCATCAAACTTACTAAACCCAAGTATTCTCCTATACCCACCAACAATAGATGGCTCAAAGTTTTTTAGAGTTATTGCAGATCCAGGCATATTAATACCTTGTTGCAACGGACTTATATTTGTTACAAGCCCACCTCTAAACTCTACAGGAAACGTTTGTCGTTTAGTTGGCATGGATTACAATACTCTGCTTGGTAGTATCTTAGTGTTCATTGCTCCTGTGGCAATAGCTGTTGAACGAACATAGTCATATCTATTAATGTAAAGAGTACGCATATTTTTAATACCATCATCAAATGCACTTTTTAAAACCATAGCCTCTTGTGTTTCACCTCTAAACATATAAGCTGTATACATAGCCCCATCTACAATTACATATCTAAATTGTACAGGTAAACTAGGAACATCTGTAGCTGCTGATAAATTAGTAGGCAGTTTGTAATAATCAAACTCTAACACATAAGGTTTGTCAGGGTATGGATAAAGTAAATAGTTATTGTCAGGGGTTCTTACAATAGCTCTAGGTACTTCTCCTTCGTTAAACTGTGTAACCACAGTGCTATTTGCTATAGTAGCTGCAGTTGTATTATTTGCTCCTCTAGTACATCCAGTAAAATCATTACCTGATATACCTGTGTAAGTTATTTCTTCAGCCCCTATATGCAAAGTACCCGTAGCCGAAAAGTTTGTTGTTGATGCGACAGTTATTGTTGTTACAGATGCAGATAGTCCAGAAGAAGCATTAACTGTAGTAGATACTATGGGGTCTTCTTGATTTGCATAATCTTTTGCTATGTATTCTTTATAGTCTAAAATACTTAAACTATTACCTATTGAACTTAAATTTACATCTTTTTTAATTCTTGCTGTAGAATAGTCTACAGACTTTGCATCTGTAGGTATAGAGTATCTAACTACACCTGCAGTTAAAGTTTTTGTTTCTGTATCATGGTTAAATGGAAAGCCATACTCATGCTGATTAATATATCTTATAGAAGAGTTAATAGCATCCTTTACCATAGCATACTCACCTATTGCAGAGGCAAAATTACTAGCAGTAAGTTCAACCTCGTTTAGCCTTCTATTAACATCATTAACTAAACCTAAATAATCGTATGCCATCTTATTCCCTTAGATCAAGCTAAAGGGGCCAACCTAAGTCAGCCCCTAAAGTTTTTATGCGAGTAGATCACGATCCACTTCATTAGCAGAGCTAGACTGTGTTACATCATCCAAGAGTACACATACTGCGTACACACGAATAATACCGCCAGTAATAGTTCCACCAGAAGTTTCAATTTCTACATCAATAGTATCTGCTGATGCAGTATATACTGGTAGTTGAGTACATACGCCACCAGATGTAATTGGAGGAGTGTGTGCTCCTACTGATGCACCATCTAGATCAAACGATGCAACAAATACATCCACGTCTGTACCAGTAATACCTACATGAATAGCAGAGTCTGTAGTAGTACCTTCCATTGCAGTGACAACTTTAAATCCTGCAAATAGGATCAAAGTGTTTGCAGGGACAGCAATAGCTTCAATAATATCATTTGCTGCTAGTGCAGTACCACCGTTTTGTAGGATAGCATCTGCAAGATCAATATCGTTCTGCAGAGTTACTAAACTTCCACGAAGCTGTTTATTGCCAGTACCGCCATTATTGGAAGTAGAGGCTGAGTTCGTGCTCATCGAAATAGTAGCCATAATTCAATCTCCCTTCTTATGCTGCGTTATACTTGGCAGTGGTGATAGCTTCTGGACGAAGAATCTTCCTACCATATAGATGCATACCACGAACAATGTCAGCAAAGCTGTCAGGGTCACGATATGTTTCTGTCTTATTAATCTGCTCTGCAGTTGCAACAGCAGAATCATGTCCAGCAACAATCACACCAAAATTTGAGTTTTGGTTAGCTGTTCCTGATGTTCCTGGACCTGTGCCTACGGCAGGAAGGTTTGAGGATACATACAAACGGAACCCGTGAAAGTTGTTGATTACAAGACCGTTACGTAGTCCACCTGACTCACCATAGTCTCCGTTCATAAAACGGCTATCTTCGTCAGAAAGGATTTCCATAAACACTGGATCAATTACGAGCCAACGACCTTGTGTATCAACTTGTTGCTGATCAAGCAAACGTTTCATACGTGCAATAATCATTGCAGGTGAAACAGTTGCAGTTGGAAGTGATGTGGCTCCAGGCATACGAGCAGTTACTGGAATCGAATGATCGCCAGCAGATGTCGTGGAGATGTTGCCAAAATCACCCTTCTTTAGTTTCATGCTTGAAAGCAGTTCATCATCACCTGCAGTCAAAACAGCTTTTTCACCACTTGCGGTGTCATTTGCTGTATCTGCCTTTGCATGTAATGCTGACTGTTTAAAGCCTGACATATAACCAAGAACTTCTTGGTCATACTGGTCAGCCAAACGATATGCTGCACGATCTGTTGCCAGATCCATGAAGTTTACGTGACTGTGTGCCTCTTCGATGTCATCCATCTTAAAAGCAAAGTAGTTTGACTTGTCAACTACCAATGTGAAATCTTCATCGTCTAGGTCTTGTGCAGTGACAGTTGTGCCACGTGTATAAGCCTGAACGGAGATCTCAGGTTCTTTGATAATACGAACAGTATCACCTTGAGCAGAAATCTCCCCAAAGTAATCAGAGTTCGTAATATCCCCAACAGTAGCAGCCTTGCGAAAAGCAAGCTGAACCTGTTTGGAGTAGATTATAGGACTAAAATTACCGTTAGGTAGGTTCCCATAACCCGATGCTGATGAAAAAGCCATGATATAATCCTCCTATAAGTTTGGCTTCACTATGAGCTAAACATATTTACATAGAGGCTGAATGATCTAATAGGGTGCATACTCTACTGATTGGCCTATCAGTTTTGTACGGGCCTATACACAAACAGGTAAGTCTTTTTGTTTAGGCTAATATTAAGTATTCTTACTAGAAGGTAGTCCTATTAAGGGGCTTCTAACAATTATACATATAGTTATACTGTATATTTTTTATTTGTCAACAGTATTTTATCGTGCAGAGCCAGATAAGTCATAAACAAACTTACCTGATCTGATTGATTCCATAATTGCGTCTGCAGCCTTTTCATATTGGTCTGCATTCATTTTAGCAACTTGAGATTCTTTAAACACGCCACTCGTATCTGTTGTTGCAGGTTCACTACGACTGGCACGACTATTAACTGATTTAGCTGCATCTTTTGAGCTATCTACTTTTTTAGTTTTAATGTTACGATCTGACTTATATAAATCAATAGCTCTTGCAGCAGAACGTGAGTCAGTATCATTTTCATATAATGCATCCTGTACCCACTTAGGTTGTTCATCTGCCCACTCATGAAAATCATCACTGTCTCTTATTTGACCAAAGTCAGGGTGAATTTGCATCAATTCTGCCTCTGCTTTTTCACGAGATGCAGTGGCTCTCATTTCATTTATTTCTTTTACTTTATCTTCTAATCCTGCAGATTGTTCTCTAGCTTTTTTAATTGCAATAGTTTCTACTATAGCTGCAACATCAGGATGTTGTTTTGCCCAAGCATCAATATCTTCATCTGATTTAGGTAGACGTATTTCTTTTTGTGTAACTTCTTTTAGTTGCTTTTCAAGATTTTTAAACTTGTCTTCCCAATCTTTTTCTTTTTGTTGCATGTGTCTGCGAAGATCACCATAACGTTTCTTAAAACTTTTTTCTTCTGCATTTACAGGTTCTTCTTCTTTAACTTCCTCTATAGATTCTTCATTTTTATTGTCAAGAAGTTCTTTTAGTTCCTGTTCATCTTTTTTTATTCTATTTTCATTTGCATTTTTTCTTTTCATAAATGCGACTTTTTTTGGTTCTTCTTTAACCATTACTGTTTCATTCATTATATTTCTTTCACTAGGGCCATCGTAGCCATGTTGGATGGGGGATGAGTAGCCAGCATATCTAGCAATTTAACGTGTTGCTAGTCCACGTGGTTTTTCCATAGCACTAGGCATAGGAATATCTTGTTCTATTCTTTCAGGTTGTCTAGGCATGTCTGTTGGAATAGCATCCATTGTTTTATCAGGACGTTCAACAAAATTAAAAGCACTACCTAATTCTGGTCCAAGAACTTTACGAAGTACATCTGCTTGAGGTGTACCCTCCATATTTCTAAGGACTTCTTTTTCACTTTCTTCTAAATTATTATAATTACTAATAGCAAAGTCAATAAATTGAATTAGTGGATTATTTTCTTCAGATTCCATTATATTTCCTTTTTAATAAAAAGTCCAACAATAAAGGTTTGTATTGCACGATAATAATATCTACTTGCTACACGCAGTGTAAACACACGTTTACCATTTGCCCACTCAATACATTCCTTAAACTCTTTGTATACTGTGTCTGCAGTTCCATTAGCAATATGTTTACGTCCTAAATATCTGTAGCCACGCCGCATTGTTTCACCCCACCATTTATTATGAAGTGTACGTTTACACCAATCTACGGCATTTTCTCTATCTGTATTTTGAAACATACCACTTTGCAATGCATGAGTTGCAATAACACACGAGTCTTTTGTTTTATCTCCAGCTTTATCCTCTGCTGTATCATTTTCTGAAGTTTTTCTAGCTTCTTTAAAAGGATTTTTTTGATATGCATATTCTCCTTTATTTACAGCCCTATGTAAACTACCACCATATTTCTTAGCTTGAGCAATATCATTAGTAGATAAACCCATAGCTTCACCCTCTGAATCAGATAATCCTCTATCTATAAAATCATCTTGTTTAGCACGAAGTCTTGCAATAGCTGCGTGATGGTTTGCAACTGCTGCATTGCCATCTCTAACTGCATTATCAAATGATTGTTGCTCACGAACATTTAAGTCACCTGATTTAACTCCTGTAACAGGATCTTTACTATAACTTTCTCCACTACCTGCAATATCACCCATATCTTGAACATTATATTTTGATGTATATTTATTGTAAAAATTTTGTCTTCCCTCTGATGTAAAAGTTTCTTTTAACCCTTCTCCAATATCTTGTACTATTCCTCTAGCACCTTTAAATACATCTCCTATTAAACCTGTTTCTTCATATTCTTTTATACGAGGATCTTCTTTCCAAGCATCTCCAAAATTATTATTTAAAGACTCTACAATACGATTTTCTTGATTTTTTGCTCCAAATCTACCAGCAAGCCCAACTATACCTGCACCTGGAATTATACTTAGTCCAGTCGTTGCAGATAATAATTTTTTATTATCAAGATATAAATTAATTAAATTTTCTTTATGCTCTGTTGAAGTATCTTTTTTTGCTAATGTATCTCTAAATTCTTTACTACTTTGTCTTTGCTGAGATTCACGCATTCTAGAAAGAAGTTGTTTATCATCATCATCATCTTGTCTAGTTACTTGTGTTGTTTGAACTTGTGTATCTTGAATAGGTTGCGTTTCTTGTTGATTTAAATATTCATCATAAGGAATAAAACCTTCAGGTAACGGTGTAGTAGGCACATTGTTATATGTACGTACATCTCTAATTTCTCCAGTTTCTGGATTAATATATTTTACAGTTTTAGATACATCTCCTGCTTGAGGCACATCTAAGTCAGGTGTAGTTATTGTAGTCTGCACACTTTGTGGGTCAACAAATTTTGGTAAAAAACCACTTACCGTATCTGTTTGTTGAGGTTCAGTTGTAGTTCCTACTGTTTGTGTTATATCAGCAGGAGTAAAAGCACTAGCAGGAGTAATCTGTGGACCTGCAGTAATTTGCCCTAATGATTGTTGATACACAGAAGGTTGATATCCTGCTATGCCTGTAACCATATTTGGATTAGTATTTTGTATTGTGTTAGCTTGTAAATTAGGAGATACAAATGTTCCCATCTGTGCTTCTACAACTCCACCACGATTCATTTCTTTAGGTTTATCTTCTGCTGGTCCACTTACAATAATAAGATCAGCCATATCAAATGGAAGATCATCAGGTATAGTGGCTTCTTCACTATTACCCATTTGTCCCATAGCTTCCATCTTTTTTAAACCCATTTTGGCTTCTTGACGCAGTTGCATTAATTTTTCAAGACCAATATAACGAGTTACATCTTCAGGAAAAACAAACTCACCCTCACTTATCTTAACATCTATATCATCACGTACACCTTTTTTAGTTCCTCCTATAGGAACTTTGTTACCAGATACTTCATCTATTTCACCGCCTTCATCTTCAAGGCCACCACGTGCAAATAATTCCATTTGTTTTTCCATAAGTTTACTCACTTTTTAAAACTTCATCACGTAATAACTTTAATCTACGTAATTGATATATAGCACCTTGTGCTCTATATACTATTTGTGAATTGTCTGTTTGTTCCATATTACGATGTTGCTGCTCTATAAGCATATCTAAATATTTACTGAACTGGTCCCACTGCTGCTGGTTGCTGACCAGCTTCTTGAGCTTGTTGAGGTGCTCCTTGTTGTTGTGCATTTCCACTAAATCCTTGTTCTTGTGGTGTTGGTGCTTGTCCTGTGCCTATTGTGCCACCTCCTGCTCCTGTCGGATCTGCTGGATTAGCACCTGCTGGTGTTTGTTGTTGTGGTTGTTCTTGTTGAAATTGTTTCATTAACTCAGCTTGTAATGCAGCCTCACTCATATTATTAGTGACTTTTTCAGGATCAAGTTCAAGAGACTTGGCAATCTCTCTAATAATATATTGAAACTTAGCAAATGGTGCAAGGGCAGGGCTAGATGCTATCTGCATAAACTGCATAAGTCTTTGACTTCGTACTTCATTAGCCATCAGACTTTCTGTACCACGTGCTTTTACTTCTAAGTCTCCTTTAATATCTGGATCAAAGTCAAACTGCATATTAAATCTAAATAAACCCTCACCAAGAGGACGTAACAAATAGTCATCTATATTTTTAATTACATTTTTTATACTGCCTTGAGCAGCACCCATAAGCATACTGATACCAGAAGCAGTACGGCCCACACCCGATACGCCTGTTTGACCATGTGCAAAAGATGGGAATCCAGTTGATTCATCTGCTAATACCCTCGCCTTATCAAATAGCTGCAAGTTTTCTGCAGCAACATTAGGAAACTTTGTACCAAAGATAGCTTGTCCTGGTGCTCCACCCTGTCTCCTAAATACTTTCCCTGGATATACTGTTAAGTCTTGGCCTGGGACTAAGTTAGTTTCATCTACCTCTATAAGAAGATTACCAGATAATACAGCATTGTCAACAGCCATTCTCATAAAACCATTCATAAGAGTTTGGGTATCATCCATATTTTCTGCAATGCCCACCCCAAAAAATGAATATGGATTTAATTCATACGGCACAGCCATATAAGGAATACGAGCAGGTTTAAATGGATTAAGAACCATACGGAGTAGTTTACCATTACAGATCCATACGTTTGCTTGTAGTTCATCTATATCTTGCATTTCAGGTGGTATATCTACCCCTTGTTCAATTAACGCCTCAACTTCAACAGAACCCCAGTATTCTAAAACTTCGAAACGATAAACTCCATGTTCTGTTGCATAGTCAGATAAATCATCTTCCCAATATTCTTTATTATAATTTTCACCTAATTCAATTGCTTCATCAATTACGGAGTCCCTAAAATAAGGACGTTTTTTTAATGCTCTCATTTGAGAACGAGATAGTTTATGCCTTTCTATTACATATTGTGCCTCATCCATATTATTTGCATCTGGATCGGGATAAAGATTCCACACAGAAACATGAGATACTTGTGGTATTGTTTTCATAATAGGAGAATATTCACCATCATCTCCCCAATTAGGATACTCTTTGTCTACAGCAAACGGTCCTTTCATTACACCTGTGCCAAATAAGGCCATTTCAAATGCAGTGCTTCTTAAATGTTTACTAGCACTAGATTCTTCTAGCTGATCATGTATTTTCTTTTGCATTTTTTTAGCAGCAATCATAGCTGGACTAAATGTAACTGCTGTTGGAGTTTGGCCTATACCTTCTTTTAAATTATCTATATCCTCTAGTTTATCCTCTAATGGTCCTAAACTTTCTAGTAATGTTTTAACTGTTGCTCCTGCAGGAAAATCTTTACCATCTCCTGCAAATCCATATGGATTTACTGGATCATTAATAGTTGATTCTTTTAGCTGTTCAGGTTCTTGTGGATCAAATGTTACATCTGCAACTACGCCTTCAGGAAGTTCTGTAGGATCTACTGTTAAAGGAAACTTTTGCCCTGCAAATAATACATCAACTATTTGCCCATAAGCAGCCAGTGTTTTTGTTTTAGTTATTTTAATAAATACACGAGACTTCTCTGCCTCTGTAAACTGAACATCTGGACTATATACACCACGATAGTTACGATAAGCACGAAGCCAACGTTCTTCATCTTGTTGCCTATAATCTTCTGCTCTATTAAATTTTTCCATAATAAAAGGAATTATATTAGCAGTTTTATAATCCTCAACATTAGATTCTTCACTATCATCTAATACAACAGCATTATCTTCAATAAAACCTTCAGTATCTTCTGCCATTAATTTTCCTTCCAAGGACCGTTTTCAAAGTCATTTATTTGTTCACATCTAGGACAAGATTGATATTTATTAGTATCATATATTGTTTCACATTTTGAACAAATTATTTTAGTATCCAAACACTGCATCTGCTACCTGCATACCTTTTGATGGAACACCCATTGGATCATAATCAAATATACTAAATCGGGGTCTTGACATTATACCATAACGTAATGCATCATACAAGTGATCTTCTGATGTAGTATCAATATCTTCAGGATTCTTTTTGTCAATAGGCAATGAAGGTAGTTGTGATATAATATTTGTACAATTATTAAAAAATACTATTCTTGGTTCTTCTGTAAACTCATCTACCTGTAAACGTCTATGTATTTCATTTTTACCTGCTACCCTTGAACCCTTTGATCTATCAGAAGGACGCCACCTGCATCCTTTCATAATCATCTGCTCAGCCAAACTAGGGCCAGTATCACCACGGCGATGCCACAAAGAAGAGTCCAAAACTCCATATTTAATATTCCCATCTCCTGCCTCTAGATCTAACACCATATCTGCTAAATCCGTAGCAAGAACTTTACTTACATATAATTCTCTGTAAACAACTAACTGTTCACTTGGCGACACTGCAAACCAAACCACGCCTGATTTACTACCGTAGCCATAATCACAAGCTCTAAATTTTACCCAATTATTAGGTATATCATATGGCTCTACTACATGTATCTTTCTATCAAACTCTGTAAATGCCGCACCTTCTTTTATATCCCAGTCACCATCTAGTAACTGCCTACGTTGTTGCTCTGGCAACGATAGCAGCATTGCTTCATAGTCGCCTTGTTGAGCTAAGTAAGGATTGTCGGTAAGACGGGCAGGTATAAACCTACGTTTGAATAAAGGTTTGCCAGCTTTTTCGTGTCCAGCAGGATAACGTAAGACCTCACCTGTTTCAATATCCGTAGCATTAAAAGACTCTCCATGTGGTGCAGGATCAATAAACATTTTTTTAACCCAATGATGGCCCCTACCTCCTGGGTTAGTAGTTGCCCTCATGTATACGGGCAGGTCAGGTGCAGTGGACCGTAGACGTGATCTCATGTAGTTCCACGAAAAAGGTGAAGGCCACTGAGTTAACTCGTCAAAGCCTATCCAGCTAAAAGCTAGACCTTGGTAACGCAGGACATCATCTTCCCTATCTAGGTAGGACATCCACAACCTCGCACCAGAGGGCGCAGTCCACTGCATTTTTCTTTCAGACCACTTAATACCCTTCCATATTTTAGGGTACATTTCTTGAGACTTAAATATAAGTTCTCTAAGTTCTTCTGTTGTGTGTCGTAATAACAATCCTGAAAATGCAGGATGCCCCATATAACGCAGGGGGTCGGCTAACATTGCATATGATTTGCCACCCCCTGCACTGCCGCCATATAACACTTCACGTTCACCTGCTGCTAAAAAATCTGTCTGGGGGCCAGCATTAGGTTTAAATACTACGTTGTGCTGTTCCTCTATAGGTATTTCTGTAACTATAGGTTTAGGCTGCGTTACTGTTTTGCTTTGTTTCTTTTTTGCTGTTGAGTCTTTTCTGCTCAAGGGCTTGCGCCTTGGCGATTGCCTTTTTCGCATAGTCTGCCCATCTGCGTAGGCTTCTAGCTTGGTTGTTCCTTGTTCTTTCATTGTCAAGCCGTTTCCTTAATCCTACATGAGAAATATATCTACCTGTGTTTTTAGATAGCCAGTTAGCAACTTCACGATATGAATATTGCTTTAGATATTTCTTAGCCTGTTGTAGTTTATCTAGCTCATCAGGTATTGGTGCTAAAACGTCACTATCTTCAGGATGTAGTTCATAACCAAACGGGATAGTTCTTGATATACGGGGAATCTCTATCCACTCGTTATCCTCTTGTATATCTGTTGGTTGAGGAAGTTTCCAAATACCAGTTTTATTCAATCTTCTTCCACTTGTTTAGGGGGCATAAGCATAACCCCACCTTTTGTTTCTACTTGCATTTTTTCAGTTTTTACAAGACCTGTACGATCCAGTAACTCTTTTGCTGCTTGCATCTTATCACGTATACCTAACTCTGTTGGGTCTATTAGTGCACCTACCATTGCAACTGCTGCACGTGGTGCATTACGTGACATATATGTTTGTGTAGCATCAAGTATCTCTTCTTTTAAACTATTAACAATATGTGTAGTAGATGTATTATCAGAATAACCAGCTAGTTTTTTAGCTTGAGCTACACTACCTGCTGCCTGATCAAACAGCACATCTAAAAACTTTTGTTGTTGTTCTGTTAATTGTCTAGCCATTACATCATCTCAAAATGTGGTGCATCAATAAATGGTCTGCGTCCTTGTGACCTACGTAAATCTATGTAGCTATTCATTGCATCTTCTGCAGTCCCTTGATACATTCTAATATCACCCTCTGACCAAGCTGCACCCCACTTGACAGGGATTGATATACGTCTAGCTGCCTCTGCAAATGCATCACAAATATCATCATAAACATTTAGTTCCCAAGAAATATCAGAACCAAAATATGCTACAACATCTACGGCTCTACCATCAAGATGTTTAGATTTCATAGTTTGTGATCTGCCAGAGTCAAATAGTTTTTGTTGCTCTTCTAAGGTACGTAGTCCATACGTAACTCCAAAGTCCACCGTAGTCAGTTTAATAGCTTCCATAACAACAGCTACAAGGTCTTTCTCTACACCTTCTAATTTACGAATACTTCTTGCACTTAATTTAAATGTCATTTATTTTTCCCAAAAAACTTAGTAGCTGATCTAACACCAAAACTGGCAGCTACAATTACTCCAAGTGTATATTGATACCACTCAGGCATTGTCTCTAATGCAACAAAACCATTTGCCACTATCTCTCTACCCCAATCTCCTGTAAACACAAGCACTAAAGGTATTGAAAATAAAATTGTCAGCCACTCGTCTTTCCACGAGGACTGACTTCCTTGTGCCATAATTTTTTCCCAATCAGCCTCAGATGTTGCGGCTGACTTCATTATAGTTGCTTTTGCTTCTGCCTCTACAAGTTTAAGATTACTTGCTGCAGCCTGTGCATCTGCCTTGCCTTTTAACCAACCACCAGCTAGTTCTGCTATCGGTCCTATCAATGCTTGAATCATAGTGATACCTTTGGTGTAGCTATCTCTAAGTTTACACACTTAGAAAATGTTTGTGCAGTTTTATTTGGTTTAGTTTTTTCTAAATTTTCTACTAATAATATCCTACTTACTTCACACATTTCCATATTAGGATATAATATTTGATCAGATACAACCCTATGCTGCCCCATGTTTAACATTATCATTACTATTATATACATTACTTATTACCACGATCTGTCTTAGCTTCCTTGTTCATCCAGATGCCAAAACATCCTGTTAAAGCTCCCATACAAACAGATACAAGCCCTGCCTGTCCATTAGTAGGATCGGGTAGAGACATATACCAATGGACAGATTGATATGTTAATATAGTTACAACTAACATCATTAGTCGTGGAAATATTTTATAGTCATCTATTATTGTGCTTGCCATACTTCTCTCCTATGCCACTACAAAGTCTATATTATGTCCTTGATTAGGATTTACTTTGTTTCCATTGTGTGGGTGGTACGTATACACAGTTTCGTATCTATACTTATCTGATTTTTTATCTATTGCTTTTGCAGTCTCTTCTACTCGTTGTTGTTTGTTTTTTACAGGCCAATCCGTAATAACTTTATCCTGTGGTATCGGTATAGGAACTGCTATAGGATCTACATTCATGGGCTAAGTCCGTCTAAATCTGGCGGTTTTCTTTGCAATCTTTTTAGGTTGAGCCACAAACTGCTTACCTGCCTTCGTGCCTTTTCGTTTGGCTCTTGAAGTAGCTGCATACTCAGAAGCACTGAGAGACTTAATAGCAGCAGTAGGGAGATAACGTTCTCCAGTTTTAGCACTAGGCTTACCACTTTTAGTTCTCCACTTTTGCTTAGTCCAATCTTTCAGACTCTTCTGAGATTTTTTTAGTGCCATTTAACAACAGTCACACTCTGGGTGACACTTACGATTAAGTAAAGCACACCAAAGTCTTTTTAAATAACGCATCATTATTTATATCCCCCACCTGCTTTTTTATAGGCAGAGGCCAACATTTGTGCTTTTCTAGCTGACCACTGTCCTGGTTTACCACCTTTGCCACCAGCTTTTATTCTATTAAACTGACGTTTACGCATTTCTGGTTTAGTATAGTTTCCAGCTTTGTTCACCGTAGATTTTCTGGTAGATTTCGCCACGACTAACCCCTATATCTTTTAATGCTTTATCAGACATACTTTTTAGCTGCCAATAAGCAACTCTATTTTCTTGTGATTTTTTTAAAAAATTATATATTCTTTTTAGCATTTCTATCTCCTTAATCTGTAAGTCTCAACTTACTAGAGATAGTTATAACATATTTAGTTATAACATAAAATGCATAATGTTGCAACCCCGTTATGACAGGATTGCAACTTTTTTAAGATAACACTACCCTTACCGTTACATCATCAGAACTTGCTGCTAATATATTCATAATAACAGTATCTCCAATAGCATCTGGTACTGCAAGAGCATAACTACCTGCCTCTAACTGTAAATCGTTAGCTCCACAGTTTGCTTCTGCAGTACCAAAGTTAATTAAAAATTCCTGATTGGCATGTATGTGTACAACTTTAAAACCAGTACAGGTAAAATGCTTAGTATTACCAGCAGTATTATCTACAGTTTGTTTTGTTTGCACACTCCATCGTAGTGTATTAGGTTGAAATATACCTACAGAATTAGCCATCAGCTATTTCCTAACTTAGTCAAAGTTATGGGTTACAGTACCATCACCAAATAGATGTCCTGTTACCATCCAGATAGCATCTGTAATAGCTACGCAACTTACATAACCACCAAGAAAACGTCCATCTGCATCTGAGTTTAGAATTAATTGATGGTCTGCAGCAGCAGGTACATTAAAACCATTTGTATCTACATTTTCATTAAGAGCAACTGCAGTACCTACATCATCTTTATCCATATGCAAAATTACACCCTGCATGGTATCTGCATCACTAGCAGCAGAAATAGTGTAGCTATTTGATGTGCCTGTTGTTCCAATATGAAAATCATAGTACAATCCTGCCTCTGCAGCAGGAAGTGTTACCACAATACCTGCAGCACGATTCAGACTAAAAATAGTTCCTGACTCTGCTGCCGTTACTGTTTTAGTAGCATCAGTAAGACTAGTTACTGTACGTTTCATTGTTGTAAAAGAAATGTTTGGGTTTTGATAAACCTCAATACCTTCTTCTCGTGTTACTGATAGTGACATGTTTTAAATCCTCCTTACACTTTTACCAGCTTGTAGCCTTTATCTTTGGCTGCTTTACGGATTTGTGCAAGGGTCATAGAAGTCTTTGCACCACCTCTCGCCATTCCTTTAGAACGCATTCCTCCACGTGCCATGCCCTTTTTCTTCATGCCACCACGAGCCATACCTTTCTTTTTCATACCCCCACGGGCCATTCCCTTCTTTTTCATGCCACCACGAGCCATACCTTTTTTCTTCATGCCTCCACGTGCCATGCCTTTTTTCTTTGTTTTACGCATTGCCATAGCTAATAATCTCCTTCACTATATAAATTGTTAAACACTCGTTGCGTATCCCAGACGTAACTTACATCTTCTTTTGAGTGAAATATATTTTGATTGGGTGTAAAATCGGGTGCGCCCTCTCCCATTTCAAACCAAGCAGGGTGAGTTACTCTCACTCTATTATTGGGTAAAGCAACCATATTACCAGTGTATTCTCCTGCATCTAATAACTCAAGGACGTGAGATTGTTTATGTTGAGCAGGATCATCAGCTACTTCACTATCTGTGTAGTCTACAGTAAAATAATATTTGGCTGGATAAAATTCATTATCTATTTTGGCAATCCAAGGTGCAGGAGTTGCACGATCTATTTTATAAACAGAGTGCCAGTGAGACATACAATCCCAAGGTTGCGCCAAATATGTAGGCAATGGCGTAGGCCATTCCTCTAGTGGAGTATCTGCCACCAATGCAGTTAGTGGCATTCTAGCCCACATTGCACCGCCATGCACGTTGGGGCTATCTTCTTCATCGTCAGATTCACAACCTGTAAATATGACCTGAAAACTTAATGTTCTGTTTGGCATAGTGGTAACTGCTACCACCATGCAGTGTAAAAAATCGCCATGATATTCCGACATGTTCTTAGTATATTCACGGCGTACCCATGCTTTGAAGTAGGGTATGTTACTTTGTAGATACGGCATTCTTTTTATGTTTCCTTCGCAATTCTGCTTTAGCTTGTTTAAAGACATTCGCAATAGCTGTCTTACCCATAACTTTAGCACGTTGTTCAGCAACAGTCAATATCTGAATCTTTCTTGCGTAAGGTTTATTTATTCTTTTTACTTTTGCAACTGTAGCTTTAGCATCTGCCATAGTTGCAAACTTAATAGATACCGTATCTTTAGGATTCTCATCTGTGTATAGTCTACGTCCAGACCCTTTAGGTTTCTTACCTGTTCCTACTTTTGGGTCTTTTCTTTTTGCCATTTTTATTTTTACCTGCAGTGGTCAAAGCTATAGCAATAGCTTGTTTTTGGGGCTTGCCCTCTTTACGCAACATGCGTATATTAGAGCTTATAGCCTTATTACTTTTTCCTTTTTTTAGGGGCATTTCTACCGACTATACCTTTTAATGTTCTAGCCTGACCTTGGTGTGTTTTTACAGCTTTATTTAAACCTTTTATCACACCTCGTACTTTCTTTTTATTTCCTCTTGTTAGTGGCATTGCGTTTTTTCCTTTTTGTTTTACTAGGTAGTAAACCTTTATTTACTGCACGAGCACGTTCTGAAAATCCCATCTTTTCTCCCGTACGTATTTTACGTTTTATTGTAGATATTTTGGCTACCATTATTAATAAAACATGCCACCTTTACGCATGTCATTATTTCCAGACTTCATCACACCGCCACGTTTCATGTAGCCCATTTTATTACGTACTGATGTGGGTAATTTTTTCAAACCTTTTTGATCTGGTGTAGGCTTCTTTAAACCCATACCACCTTTTTGTTTTCTATCTGGTCCTGTATTATACATGTTACGTTCCATTTTTCTAATAGCTAAATCTTGTTTATCTTTTTTAGACATTCTTTTTAGTTTAGCAAGATTACGTTTAGCATCTTCACTTAATTTTTTTCGTGCATCTAAGTTACGTATAACGGCTTGCATTTGATTCTCTGTAGGCTTACCTATTATTTCACCATCTTTTGTAATACCATTCGTAGTATTACCTATCATCATATCACTATCTTTTAGTTTAGGTTTAGGTTTTGCTTTAATCCTACCATCTTCACCTGCAAGACTTACACCTTTTTCTTTTGATTTTTCTGCTTGCTTAGTTTTAGTTGCGGCTTTTGTTCGTTTAATATCTGCTTTTTCTGATAACTTATCAAGTCTTTTTAGCAAACTTTTTTGACTTGCATTAGCCTCACCTTTTTCTACTAAAGTTTCTAGTCTACTTACTAACCGTGCACGTTCACGTGACCCTAAAGATAAAGCATCTTGCATAGTGGGCATAGACTTTCTACCTTTAGTAATTTTACCTGCCTTACCCCCCTCTACATCTAAGGTTCCACGAGATGGAGCTTGCCCCTCTTCAAGTTTAGATGTAAATTTATCCTTTTTAAAAATCTTTTGAGTAGGTTTTTTATCTGGCACTTTTGGTTTATCTCCAAATGCATCTACAAAAAACTCTATTAGTTTTGCTGCTTTACCCATTACACTACCATTTTACTTTATGTGACCAATACTTCGCACTCAACTTAGTTGTTGGCTTGCCTTGAGCATCGTGTCTTGCATAGTAGCTCTTTTTACGAGCTTTATCTTTTTTTGTTTTAGGATTTTTGCCAGCACCTTTAACTCCTTGCTGACCAAACCTTATAAATTTATATTTGCCACCCTCTGATGCCATAACACAGTGGGATTTAGTAGGGTGCTTGGGAGTACGTTTAGGTTTATTAACACCACGTAGTCCCTCCTCTTTCATTTTATTTTTGACACGTTCAGGTATTGACATCTGTCCAGCCTTCTGCCCTCATAGCCCACTCTACATGTTCCAAAGTAAATGGTCTACCATAGTGATTCTGTACAGCTTCACGTACATAGAATACATCACTATGAGGAATATGCAAATTTTCAATGTTATTATTTAGTACGTGTTTATAAAACTCGTCAAGAACATTGTCTGTGTATAGTTTTACTGATTTTTTAGGCATTGTCAATACTTAATTATACAAAAAATACAAATTTATATCACTTAACATACAGTTTAAGTGTTATCATTGTACGTGATTTAGTTAATGTATTTATAAAGTAAGTTAATGTAGCATTATAAATGTATCATTGTACGTGATACAGTTAAAGTGTAGGCCACCAAAAACTCTCTAGTATAGTTTTACACATTATAAGAACCTTGTCAATCCCTAAAATACATTTTACTACAATATTGTAACAATTGTAACAATTTGTGATACACATTCTGTATGGAAACCACTATATATGTAATGTGGTTAACAGTCAATTTTACTGATCTGTGTAGATGTACATACACATATAACGCCTACCCCCCGTATGGCCCCTGCCTACCTGCTGACGTGTGCTTACCTAGTCGCATATCAGGCATCATGCTTGCAGGTGAACAGGCATAATGCAGACACATCCACCACGCATGAGAAAACCTCAACAATTTCAATAGCATATCAACTACCGACAACTGTTATGCAATCAGTTGCCATGCAATAGCATGAAAAAAAGGCTAGGATTTTCAGCAAGATAGTGTGTTGCAATAGCCGATTACAAAATACCCTACCCCCTATGGGGGTGGTGGCTGATTGAACCGTCCAACATTGGACAGCTTGAAAGCCTCACGAGTTTCGTGCACGAACTGCGGTATCGAAGATACCTGTAGTCACACGGGAAACGGCACGGGCAGAGGATCACGTGAAGCTGAAATCACCTACTCTATCTCTCCATGTTACAGATAGTTTTCTATCTCTCCCTTTAGGGTGAGAGAGATATAAAACTCTCTTATGTAACATTAGAGATAGAGAAAGGGGCCACCAAATGGCAAAATCAACAGCAAAACCACAAGTTGAAGGAACTTCAATCAATGCCGACATCAAAGAGGGCAAAGCCCTTGGGTCAATCTGGAGACAGACCAACAGTCTGAAACAGACCATCAAGGCCAATGGCTTCGACACACGGCTTGGAAAGCTGATGCAGAAGTTGAAAGCTGCATCTTCGATGGATAATGGTCAAATATCCCGTCAAGTATTGACGACTCATGGCATCCATTGCATTGATCGTAGAAGACGATCTGAGGCTTTGTGGTTCGTTGAAAACGAAGTTGAGGTTCGTGAGTTTATTGCTAAAGCAAAATACAAAGGTTCCTCTCTTACAGCTTTACAAGCTGCAATGCGTAAAGCTGCCAAAGGCAGTGAAGATCAACCTGCTAAAGCAGAACCGTCCAATGTTGGACAGTCTGAACCTACCGAGCAGCCAAAGGCTGAACGTCCTAAGATCACCCACACTGTAATGGTGAATACCATTCTGGCTCAGACCAAGCTCAACAACCTTGATCTTGAAAAGATCATTGAGGATCTTATGGCTGCTATTCCTGCAAAGGCAGCAGCATGATCCACCGTCACACACATCAAACCAGTGTTAGGTATCTTATACCTAGCACTAAACGTGACCTTGCACAGTGGCAGCTTGATGCTGCTACTGACCAATTCTATGAATTGGCTACACAGGAAGCAAACCGTCCAATGTTGGACACTTTAAACGAAATCACCAGATCGCCTGAGGAAATGCGTAGACGATCACCTACATTAATCCATGACAGTGGATGGAAGGATGTAACATGACTAGACGTGAGATCAAACGTATGAACCGTAACCGAGCTATAGGCTGGTTCTTTTTAGGTGTAGGTTGGACTGCCTTTGCCATCTTATTAGCCTCAATGCCGATGATTTACGAATTAATTGTCTTATAGTTATATAACACTTGACTATTTATGAAAGTGTTATATAACATATATAGACATTAACAAAGGAACTTGTATATGACTTACCAAGTACATACCACAATCAAATCTAATAATCGTAAGGTTGGCAAGATACCTGTGACCACCACAAGTGCAGCTACCTGCCCTGATGCTTGCCCCTTCAACAATGCAAACGAAGGTGGCTGCTATGCAAATGGTGGGCCACTTGCTATGCATTGGGCCAAGGTAACACGTGGTGAACGTGGTGATGGTTGGCATACTTTTATTGCCAAGGTTACTACCTTCAAGGACGGCCAGTTGTGGCGTCACAATCAAGCAGGTGATCTGGCAGGTGATGGCAAACGTCTAGATGCCAAAGCAAACGAGCAGCTTGCTGATGCCAACACTGGCAAACGTGGCTTCACCTATACTCACTATCCTGTATTGACGGACAAGCATAATGCAAAGGTAGTCAAACGGATGAATGAAAAAGGTTTTGTGGTCAATCTGTCAGCCAACAATGTTAAACATGCAGATGCATTATATGACTTAGGCATTGGGCCTGTAGCAACTGTGTTACCAGAAACACAAACCACCAATACCACTACACCTAAAGGTCGTAAGGTAATTGTTTGCCCTGCCACAGTCAAAGACGATGTGTCATGTGCAACATGTCAACTATGTGCTAGGAAACGTGATGCAATCATTGGCTTCCCTGCACATGGATCAAGTAAACGCAAAGCTGATAAGGTAGCAGCAGCATGAAACAAACTGTAACATATCGTAATCCTGTGGCTAAAGCCATGCTACAGGAACGCAAGTCGCCACAGGTCGTGCCACCCAAAAAGGGAGGTAAGGCTAAACGTAACCGCAAACAGGAGAAATACAATGCGATACGAGATGAAGAATTTCGTTAAGTTTACTAAACGAAAAGTGTCCAATGTTGGACAAAAACCTAAACGTGATGATTGGAAACGTGAACGTAAGATCGCACGTCAAACTAAAATCAACCTTCGTAAATCAGTAGCATAAAAGGAGCTAATACAATGACAAACTCAAACGAATACGCACCCAGAGTAAAAGCAGCACATCCAGAATTGTATGCAGAGCATACGTTTCACATGAAGAAAGCTGTATCTTACACATACAATTATAGTATAATTGATGAAGTGCTTCTTGAGTGTTGGGACGATATGACAATAGCAGAGATAGCACTAGCTACGAACGAATATCCTAATCGTATCAAGTATCGTGTGCAAGTTTTACAAACTCTTGGCATGATTAAGAACAAACTTAATATGGAACGTGCTGACCTAAAACGGCAACGTAAAGAGGCCGTTACATGGCTCAAAGATATTGACACTAAGCTGGCTAAGTGTTCGTAATTGTATCTGCACTTGTTGCGTACCTGTTGGTGCTCCTTACTGTTGGTAGTGGGTCATCAGCAGGTTTTAATATAAAACAAATAGACGCAATGGAACTATGGATAATTTACTTTCAAGTAATTACCATATTACAAATACTGCGTTATCTGAAAGGTAAAATGTAATGCATGGAATGAATATGAATAATGAGGTTTGTTGTATCGATTGCGGAGAAACAGGTTTAGTTTTTGAGGGTCAGAATGAATATGAACCTGATCCAGTTACAGGTGATCCGAGGTGTTTTGCCTGTGACATAAAAGCTAACCCAGAAAAATATAGGAATTTGTAAAATGAAAGTAGAGGTATACTTTAACCTACACAAACACTTGTTCTCTGTTCGTTCATGTAAAACAGGTAGGGTAATTGAACATACTACACATGTTCATTTGGACAGTCCTGTGTTTATAGTACGTCAATCAGGCCGTAAACGTGTGTTACGTGAAGGTAAAAAGAATGTTCATGCTTTTGTAAGGGGCTATAGAAATCCTTATTTGGATTGGGCTTTACCTGACGGTTATCCTGTAGGATATAACCCATACAAGTTTGATAGTTTTGTAAACAAACATACGCATGATCCTGTGCATTTTGCAAGTAAAGCAGCAATGCTTGTGTTGCCAAACAATAAACCTGTAATAAGAGTAAAACAAGGAGTCGATATATGACGATTAAATCGTACGAAATTGTCCTACAGATTGATGGTGTGGATAGTAGGATCATGTTAGATGATACCTTTCCATCCATTGTCGATTGGATAAGTGCTTGCAATATGGCAGTCCTGATGGCAAAGCACGTACACCCAAGCAAAGAGGTAGAGTTTATCTCTTGCTCGGAATACATTGATGAACAATATGCAGACTATGATTACATAGCCCCTGCCTCATTCACAATACATTAAGGAGAATAACTATGGAAGCTAAGATAAAACTGACTAAAACCATGCTTGATAAAAGCATTATTGATGCCAACAAAACTGTGCAAAAGTTTTTGCTAGGAGATTTTGGAATGGATTATAATGATCAGTTCTTTGTTGATCGCAATAAATTTATTGTAACTGGTGAATACACTGATGGCACAGAAGCCAAGGTTACATTCTATCGTACTGGCACACGTGGAGACAAACGTATTAGCATACAAAAGTTAAAACAGTATGCTGATGCAGGTGATGAGATACGTCTGTCATCTGACAGTGAAGACGTTCTAGGTGGTGATGGGCTGCGGATTTTTATTCAAGTACACAGACCACTAGAGGATGCTGAAGATGCTGCTTAATACAGTGCTAATGTGTCTTGCACTTAATGTGTATCACGAAACACGAGGTCAGCCTATGGCTGAAGGGTATGCAGTGTCTCATGTGGTGTTGAATCGTGTCAAACATGATCGTTGGCCTAATGATGTATGCTCTGTTGTAAAACAAGGCTATAAAAAGGGCAGTAAAAAGTGCCAGTTTAGTTGGTATTGTGACGGTAAACCTGACACACCTTACGAAAAAAGGGCTTGGGTATTGTCTCAGTTGATAGCACATGATGTGCTTGAAGGGACTGTGGTTGATAACACAAACGGTGCTACCCACTACCATGCACACTATGTCAATCCTTGGTGGGCAAAAAAGTTAACTAAAACTGTGTCACTAAAGACACACATATACTATAAATAGCTTATCGTTACTAGTATAGGGATCATAGGTGTGATACAACAGGTTATCAGTTGCCTAACTAAAATGAAAAAAAGGAGAATAATATGCCATTTGATTTTACAAACTTTGAAGTACCAGAAAACTTAAACTTTCCTGTGGAGTTTGAACCCACTAAAGTAAGTGACAAAAAGTATGTCATCAATGCCGACACTGGTAAATACCTTGGTATTGTCGGCAAAGGTTTTACGTGTGCATCACACGGTGATTTTTATCGTCGTGTCTACGACACAATCACAGAGAACCTTTTGTCAACAGAGATTGAGAATGCACAGTTTACGTGGCGGTCTGCCCGTAACAATGCATGGTCTATGCTAGACATTACACTGCCCGACATGCAGGTTGAGATTAGCACCGACAAGCATACAACTACGTTGGGTAATAGGATCATATCTTTGCATGGTATTGACGGTTCATGCAGCAATCAAGCATTCTTTGGTGCCATAGATTTCTTTTGCACCAATGGGCAGATATCTGGTGACTATGACAAGATCCGTAAGAAAAACACTTCCAACTTTACATTAGATGGTTTCATTCAGGAATTGCAACGTGCACGAACTGATTTCTACACAGAAACAGCCAAGATGCAAGTGTGGGCGCAAACTTCCACAAAGTATGTAAACATACAGTCTTTGCTTGAGGAGATGATATCCTCTAAACGTAAAGCAGAAAAAATGTTCAGCCTATACTGTGCAGAGGCAAGCACACGTGGTCACAATAAGTGGGCATTGTATTCTGCCTTTACCAACTACGCCAGCTATGCTGATGAACGTAACGGATTCAACTTGCGTAACACTGGCAACGACACACGTGCTATCAGCATGTTTAGCCGTGAGCAAGAGGTCAGCAAGTGGGTCAGTGACAGACGGTTCATAGAACTGGAAGCTGCTTAATGCCAAAGCTGCCACGTTATGTACAGGAACGAGTGTCACCTTCTGGTGGCATCTCGTATCGTTTTAATCCACCACAGATACTAGTGGATGAAGGTGTAGTAAAAAGAGAGTCTTACGGGTCTGACTTAAAGCAGGTTCGTAAGATCGTCAAGCAACACAATGAAAACATTGACAAATGGCGTGATGAACAATCTGTTACACTTAACATGAATAAGGTCACAGATCTAATCAACTATTACTATCAGTCTAATGATTTCAATATGTTACGTGACACAACTAAAGTAGATTACCGATACTTCCTGACCATCTTGCACCAGACTATGGGCTGGCGTAAGTATGACAAGATTACACCTAAGATTGCCAAGCAAGCCTATGAAGATTGGGTTAGACGTGGCATTAGCTTTGCTAATCATGCAGCTACTTGTGCTAGTAGAGTGTACAACTATGCAATAATGATGGAGTATGCTACGCAGAATCCTTGGGCTAATATCAAACGCAAGTCCAGCAAACAACGTAAGGTTACGTGGTCACACGGTGAGATCATCAAGTTCCTTGACATGGCCTACACAGACTTTGAATACAGGAACATAGGACTAATAGTACAGATGGCCTACGAGTGGTGTCAGAGACTAGGAGACATGCGTAATTTACGGTGGGATAACATAGACTTTACCTATGGTAAATTAGAACTAGAGCAAAGTAAACGCAGGGCAGAGGTAAGTCTACCAATATCTGACAACCTGCTGCACATGTTGAAAGAGCAACATAAAGACTTTGGGTTCCAAGAATATGTGGCTCCGCATCCTAGACCCATGAATGGAGTGTATAGTCCGTATGCTATGGAACGACTATCTAAGGTAGGTAGAAGGGTCATGCGACTAGCTGGTTTACCAGAAGAACTAAGACTAATGGACATACGTAGAACAGGAGTAACACAAATGGATAAGGAAGGTGTGCCGATTAACCAGATCATGTCTGTTACAGGGCATAGCCACATGGCCTCTGTAAAGCCATACCTAAAACATTCTTACGATAGTGCAAATAGTGCCTTGACAATGCGTAATGTATCTGTATCCTTGAGTGAAACGAACAACATAGAAAGTGATACATATGAATATAAGTAATATAATTAATGATATATCACTTAGTAATGGTGAGACTAAACGCATGAACTGCCCTGAGTGTGATGGCTACAAGACGTTCACTATCACTAACAATATGGGATCATTGCTATGGAACTGTTACAAGGCAGGGTGCTCTGTGTCTGGTGGTAAACGTGTGCACTTATCTGCCGATGATATACGTAACTCACTTGGCAGTGTTGCCAAAGAGACACACTCTGTTGGTTTTGAAAAACCTGAGTGGCTAGTCAAAGACTACAATGCTATTCGTCCATTCTGTAATGAGTGGAGTCTTGACCCACAACACTTAGGACTTCTTTATGACGTGAAGGAACATCGTGTAGTGTTCCCTATTATGCAAGGGAATGTGATAGTTGATGCCACAGGTCGCAGTTTGTCTGGACGTTTACCTAAATGGAAACGATACGGAAAAAGTCTATTGCCATACACTTGTGGATGTGGTACAACTGCCGTAGTTGTTGAGGACTGTGTAAGTGCAGCTATTGTTGGTGCGACAGGCGAACTTGGATGCTCTAGTGGTGATGTATATGTCGGGGTAGCAGTGTTGGGTACATCATTATCGGAGGGACACAAGCAATACTTATCACAGTTCTCAACAGCAGTGATTGCCTTAGACCCCGATGCACTACCAAAGACATTGGCGATTGCGAAAGAATTACGAGGACACGTAAAGCACATACGTGTATTGTATTTATTAGACGATTTAAAATATAGAAACGAAACCGACATGATGAAACTAACAGAGCTAGGAGATTAATATGGAATTATCACTTGTACGCAGTCTGATGGACAAGTCATTCTACGATGAGCATCGTGGGGCAAAGTGTCCAGACAGATTGTTTAGCAAAGATGTACGTAAGATCAAGCAGTCTATTGATGCTGCTATGAGCAGGTACGAACGTACAGTAACGCCAGATGAGATAGAGGCATTGTTTATGGCAAACAATCCTACCCTTACAACGGCACAGAAACAGGCATATAGCCATCTATTTACGAAAATAAAACGTGAGTCACCTATGGGTGGAGATGTAGCACAAGAGGTGCTATCCAAACTATTTCAACAAGTTGTGGGAGAAGATATTGCAAATCTTGGATTTGATTATGTGAACGGTGACAAGTCTAGTCTTGAGCCACTACGTAACCTCTTGGAACAGTATGGAGATGATTTTACACCCAATCTAAAAGTAGAGTGGGAAGACATAAGTATTGATACTATACTTGCAATGACAGATCTTGAGTCGCAGTGGACATTTAACATACCATCTCTTACACGCAAACTAGAGGGTATAAATGCTGGTCATTTGATTGAGGTAGGTGCAAGGCCAAACACTGGCAAGACATCCTTTCATGCCTCTCTTGTGGCCTCTCCTGATGGGTTTGCATGGCAAGGGGCAAAGTGTGTAGTGCTATGCAACGAAGAGGGTTACTATAGGGTTGCACATAGGTACATCACTGCTGCTACTGGTATGGACAAATACCAGATTAGTAGAAACAAAGAGGTGGCTATGCGTGTGTTTGATCAAATACGTAAGAATATCATGTTCAAAGATGCGACTGGACGGGACATGAACTGGGTAGAATCTGTGTGTAAATCCTACAAGCCTGATATTGTAATCTTAGATATGGGTGATAAGTTTGCTAGGACTAGTGGATTTGCTAGACCTGATGAAGCACTCAAAGCTAATGCTGTACATGCTAGACAAATTGCTAAACAACATAACTGTGCTCTGTTTTATATGTCTCAACTATCCGCAGATGCAGAGGGTAAAGTTGTGCTTAATCAAGCTATGATGGAGGGCAGTCGTACAGGTAAGGCAGCAGAGGCTGACCTTATGATTATGATATCTAAGAATCCTACTGTGCAAGATCAAGCAGAGGAAGACATAGAACGACATATAAATATTGTTAAAAACAAACTGTCTGGATGGCATGGCCTGATACATGTAAATCTAGACTACCATACTGCGAGGTATTTAGTATGATTGATGTGAAATATATAAATCATATGGGTACTGACATTACAGTTGTAAATGCTGCACGTGTTAGCTTTGGAAAAAAATCAGATTTTGTGTGCACTGACATGATAATAGGCAAGTACGAGATGAAAGAGGCTGATACAAAGCTGATCAAATATCTTGCCAAACACAAACATATGTCACCCTTTGGACATTGTTTTGCTACCTTTCATGTCAAGGCTCCTATATTTGTGGCACGTCAGCTAGTCAAGCATAAATTCCTACGTTGGAACGAGATCAGCCGTAGGTATGTAGACAGTGAGCCTGAGTTTTATATCCCTGAGTTTCGTAAAGCAGTTAAAAATAAAAAACAGGGATCAGGGGGAGTCATAAACTCTGAAAACTTACGTATTAGATTTGAAAGAAATATGGTAAGTGCAAAGCATAAGTACGAATATCTATTACATCAAAACGTATGTCCAGAACAAGCACGTATGGTGTTGCCACAAAATACTATGACTGAGTGGTACTGGTCAGGCAGTCTTGATGCCTTTGCTGATATGTGTAATCTGCGTTGTGCTTCTGATACACAATACGAAACACGGTTAGTCGCAACAAAGGTTAGTGACAGTATGAAAGTATTATTTCCTGTGTCTTGGGATGCTTTAGTAAAAGTTAATGGACATCAAGCAGAAAAAATGACTGATGTTGCAGTATTTTCAGAAGACATATGGCAGGATGGTGATGGCGGGGAGTTATTTACATGATACATAAATTTATGAATAATATACCAGAGTTTTGCCTTAGTCACTGGCTACTCAGGATACCTTTAGCAATTGTGTTTATACAACAGGGATTTTCTAAGTTCCCTATAACACTTGAGGATGCAAGTTCATTTGGACTACCTTTAGTTGTATGGTCATTTGCTGCGTACGGAGAACTCGGTGCAGGTATAGGTTTAATAGTGAGTGGTATTATAGGACTAAGTATTTGGGACTTTTGGATTAGAGATATGTTTGCATTTTGGGCAGACTTACTGACACGTTTCTGTGGTATTACCATTTGTTGTGTTATGACTGGTGTTATATGGGTGGGTGAACCAGATAGTTTAACTGACGTATTACTATATGATAACTTACATGTTTTATTGTGGGTTGGTGGTTTGTTCTTTGCCCTAAGAGGAATGAGAGCATGAGAAGAACTAGTATAGTAGAGTGTCCGTGGTGCAAAGAGGCATTTGACTGGAGAGAAGACAGAGAATGCCCACATTGTAAAGACAAATATCAATGTGTAAGTTGTGGTGCACCCACCAAAAATACATGGTGTGGTTTTTGTTTAGAGGAAGAGTAAATTGAGACTAGAGAATGAAATAAAGTTAGACTTTAAAGATGTCTTAATAAGACCAAAGAGAAGCACTCTTGGTAGCCGTAAACAAGTTGAATTAACAAGAGATTTTAAGTTTAAAAATTCTCTTGGGATGTATCGTGGCATACCTGTAATGGCTGCTAACATGGATGGTGTTGGTACTTTTGAAATGGCAAAGGCTCTAAAAGATCTAGGTCTGTTTACTTGTTTAGTTAAGACCTACACATCTGAGGAGATCATTAACTTTTTTAAAAGTGATCAACGTTTATATCAAAGTGTGGCAGTAAGTATTGGTATTACTGATGATGATCTTATAAAGTGGCATGAGGTTTACTCTCATGAGCACAGTGTAAAATATGTTTGCATTGATGTTGCTAACGGCTACAGTGAAAACTTTGTAGATTTTGTAAAAGAGTTTAGAGGTAGATATCCTGAGATAGTTATTATAGCAGGTAACGTAGCCACTGGTGAAATGACAGAGGAACTAATACTAAGTGGTGCTGACATAGTTAAAGTTGGTATTGGTCCTGGGTCTGTTTGTACAACGAGAATAAAAACTGGTGTTGGTTATCCACAACTGTCAGCCATAATAGAATGTGCTGATGCTGCTCATGGTCTTGGTGGCTTAGTTATTGCTGATGGTGGTTGTACCTGTGCTGGTGATGTTGCAAAGGCTTTTGGTGCAGGTGCAGACTTTGTAATGCTAGGTGGTATGTTTGCTGGTCACGATGAGGGAGGTGTCGAAATAGTAGATGGCAAGGTTCAGTTCTACGGCATGAGTTCTAAAGCTGCCAATGACAAACACTTTGGTGGCTTAAAAGAATATAGAACATCTGAGGGTAGGGATGTACAGATACCACATAAAGGAGAGATAACTAATACTGTCCAAGAAATACTTGGTGGCCTAAGATCATCCTGTACCTATGTTGGAGCTAGGAACTTAAAAAATTTAAGTAAATGCACAACTTTCGTTAGGTGCACACAAACATATAATTCTGTTTTTTGTTAAGGGAGTTTGCTGAATGATAGACAGACCTGAAGGTTATAAAGAGATAGTAATACGAACAAGTAACCCAAGAGTATCTTGTAGTGGGGAGAACAATGACCACCCACTAGTTTACTATGATGTACCAAGAGATGGAACATATGTCGTTTGTGGCTACTGTGATATTAAATTTGTTTATGAACCAGATAATGCAGACCACTGGACAGATAAGACTGAAAAGATTGCAAGGATTTGTTATAGTAGAGGATTTTTTGTATGACACCTAGAGAAGAAGCACAGATAGAAGCAGAGAAAACTTACGTAGCTTTTTTAGAAAAAAGCAAACGTGTGTTGATAGTTAGTGTGTTGGTGCTTTTGCTTTTAGCTTTTTGCAGTGACTTTGACACACCAACAAATTATAACGGTGAGGTTTATGCCCCCAAAAACATAGGAGAAGATAGATGAATCATAATTTTTATATTAGAGAACTGTCTGAAAGAGTTTTTGAACTTGAAAAAAAAGTAGCTATACTAGAAGAAAAACTCAAGGAGACTAAGAATGTTTAGAGCAATACTAGCTGCCTGTATGATAGCAGGTGGAGCACAAGCAGGTGAGTGGCAAACAAAACCTGTAATATGTGGAGGTGAGGAAGAAACATTTAGCACATTAGCCTTGATGGAGCAACGCCTTGTATATAAGGCAATGCAGTATACAACAGTCAAAGATCCAGATGATTTAATAGATGGACTATCTGATAATCCTGTGTTATTACATATGGCTATCTACATGAACTTAGATACAGGCACGTACACAGTATTGGAATATCATGACTTGTACAAACAGTTTTGCCTGATTAGTTATGGCAATCAAGGGATGTTTGTAAATGGTGATTAAACCAATGACTCAAGAAGAACGTCAACGTGCAAAGGAGAAACAATATATGAATAGTAATATGAGCACAGAGATTGCGTTGTATAATGCAATGAAAAAACATGATTTAACTTTAGCAGAGGCAGTACAAGCAATGGAGATATTTGCAAATGACAAAGAGTTTCAAAATGATCTTGACAGATTCTATGGAAATGAGGTATTCATAGAAGAATGAAACACTTAACACTTGACATAGAAAACACTGTGACAAAAAGAAACGGCAAGATACATCTTGATCCGTTTGAACCAGAGAATACATTGGTTATGGTGGGTATGCTAGATGATCTTGGTAACGAAGCACTAGTGACATTTGATCACTCAGAGCATCCTCCCACCCAAGAGGGAGCACAGATAGTACAACGATTACTTGATCGTGCTCCCTTACTAATTATGCATAATGCTGCACACGATCTTGTGTGGCTATGGGAATCAGGATTTAAATATGATGGCAAAATATTTGACACCATGCTAGGTGAGTACGTTTTACAACGTGGTGTTAAAGAGCCTTTGTCTCTTGAGGCTTGTGCCATTAGGTATGACCTTGATACTAAGAAGCAAGATACTATGAAAGAGTATTTTAAGAAAGATGTGTCGGTAAAAGACATACCTTATGCAGAGTTGCAAGAGTATTTGTCTTTTGATTTGAAAGCTACACAACAATTGTACCTTTGTTTAGTGACATTGTACGAGGAGTGTAGCACACTGGAAGGGACACTGCGTCTTACTAATCAACTTGCAGTTTACCTAGCACGTATATACCAACGTGGCTTTGCTGTTGATATGTCTGTGCTTGATCAAGTTAGGCAAGAGTTTACAGAGGAACGAGATAACCTTGTCTCTAGTCTTGAAGCACAGGTGATTGATCTAATGGGTTTTAGGCCAATCAATCTTAACAGTCCAGAGCAATTGTCTTGGGTTATCTATAGTAGCAAACCCAAAGACAAAAAAACATGGCCTGATATGTTTGATCAACGTATGGATAGACAAGATGTCCAGTATCAGATACGTAACAATAGCATTAAGTTGTACAAACAAAAGGCAATGCAATGTAATGTATGCAAAGGTAATGGAAAGATACGAAAGGTAAAGAAAGATGGAACACCATATGCAAAACCTAATAACTGTGCTACATGTAATGCCAGTGGTTTTCTATTTCTGGATACTAATGAGATAGCTGGACTAAGATTCAGTAGGGATGTAGATAATCCTAAATGGATTAGTGCCAATGGCTTTAGCACCAGTAAAGATAATCTAGTGTATCTAGAGGGTATTGCACGTAGCAGAGGTAATACTAAGGCAGAAAAGTTTTTGTCCAGTGTACGTAGGTTGTCAGCAGTGGAAACCTACCTGTCCAGTTTTGTAGAGGGCATTGCAACTCACGTCAAGCCTGACGGTAAACTTCATGTAAGGTTGTTGCAACACCGCACTGGTACTGGCAGGTTGTCAGGGGCTGATCCTAACATGCAAAACATGCCACGTGGCGGTACGTTTCCTGTCAAACGTGTATTCAAGTCACGATGGGATGGCGGTAGTGTGATGGAGGCTGACTTTGCACAGTTAGAATTTCGTGTGGCTGCGTTTCTATCACAGGACACCACTGCTATTAACGAGGTAGCTACTGGCTTTGATGTGCACAGTTATACCGCCAAGGTTATTACAGATGCTGGTCAGTCTATCAGCAGACAGGAAGCAAAGGCACACACATTTGCCCCTTTGTATGGGGCAAGTGGCTTTGGTAGAACCAAGGCAGAGGCTGCTTATTATCAGCAGTTTACAACCAAGTACAGTGGCATTGCCAAGTGGCATGAGTCTTTGGCAAAGGAAGCATTAAATACAGGCAAGATTACTACTCCATCTGGACGTGAGTTTGCTTTTCCTGACGTAGAACGTAGACGTTATGGAGGTGTGACATTTTTCACACAGATTAAAAATTATCCCGTACAATCGTTTGCAACTGCTGACATTGTACCTATATCTCTGATATATATCGACAAGATGCTAGAGATAAATAAATTAAATAGTTGCATCGTCAACACAGTACACGATAGTATTATTATTGATGTGCACCCTAACGAGAAGGAGAAAGTATTAAGGATTATAAACCGTACTAATGAAGTGCTTACGTCACTGGTAAACAAACGGTGGAATTTGGATTTAAATGTACCTTTATTATTAGAGGCAAAAATTGGTCCGAATTGGCTTGACACAAAGGACGTAGCCTGATATAACTATACATCTGTAACAAAAGAAAAGGAGATACATATATGACAATGGTAGAAACATTTAACACATCAGATTACAACTCAATGGCTGCTACACTTGGGATGGCAGCAGACAATAAACCGTCCCGTGATAGTTCCACACTTGCACGATTGCGTATCAATCACTCACCTATCATGGGTGAGCAAGAGGTAAATGGTAAAAAGGTAAAGCTAGAGGTTGTAGCTGGTGGCACGTATAAGTTGGAGATTCCTGATGGGCCAACTTACTACGCAGAATCTGCCACTATACGTCCATACATGCAAAGGTTTATGTATAAACGATTTATCATGGGTAGTGATTCAGCACCTAATCGTTATGTTAAAACGATTATGGCTGATAACCTAAACATTGATCTAAAAGACAATGATGGTGGTTTTAACTGTGGTAAACCTGCAGGATGGATAGAGGACTTCAAGGCTTTGCCTCAAAAAACACAAGACTTGATCCGACAGATTAAACGTGTTCGTGTAATGTTTGGCACAGTAACACTTGTTAATCCTGTAGACTTGAATGGCAACCCTGTCAACCAAGAGTTAGACAATACCCCATTCATATGGGAGATTGAAAACCGTGATGCTTTTAAGATGGCTGGAGGTATCTTTGCCAAGCTAGGCAAGATGCGTAGGCTACCACCGATGCACACAATCAAGTCAGCCACACAAGAACGTAGCTTACCTAATGGTAACAGTTTCTTCTTACCTGATTTGGAGTTGGATATCACTAACTCGTTAGACTTAGATGCAGGTGCACAAGAAACACTAACAAACTTCTTGGCTTGGATTGCAAACTATAACGAGTACATATCTAACGCATGGGATGAAAACTCAGGTAAACACGAGGACATTCCATTCGATGATGTGGACGATATCATTGATGCAGATATGGAAGAATTTGCGTGATAAACCATCCAGCCGAACTAAAGATACATCAGTATCTGGAGAACGCAGCCAATGGCAAGTCAGAGATATCTGATGAAACTATTGACCGTGTTTCTTCAGATATTGCTGATGCATTGAAACGACAGTTTGGCTCTGGTAATAAACGTGACAAGTTTAGGTTAAGGATGTCCAACATTGGTCGTCCTACTTGTCAGCTTTGGTTTGATAAAAATAAACCTGATGAGGCATTGCCAAAGCCAACCACATTTGTAATGAACATGATGATAGGAGACATAGTTGAGGCAGTGTTTAAAGGTATTCTTAAAGAGGCTAAAGTAGACTTTAAAGATACTGATAAAGTTAGCCTTGCAGTGGGAGACACTGATGATACTTATGTTTCTGGGTCGTATGACCTTATAATGGACGATGCAGTTGATGACATCAAGTCTGCATCTGATTATAGTTACAAACACAAGTTTGACTCATACGAGTCACTGGAAAAGAGTGATCCGTTTGGTTACATAAGTCAACTTGCAGGATATGCTCGTGCAGCAGGTAGAAAACTAGGTGGCTGGTGGGTAATAAACAAAGCAAGTGGACAGTTTAAATATGTCAAGGCAAAGACAGATGTGCCTAGACAAATAAATAAAATAAGGAGGGTAGTAGAAACTATAAACCTGAATGACTTCAGGAGATGCTTTTCCCCTGTACCCGAAACGTTTAGGGGGAAAGCAACTGGTAACTATATACTTGACGATAGTTGTAGATTTTGCGATTATCGGTTTGCATGTTGGCCTAGCCTAAAAGAAATACCATCTCGTGTATCTCAAGCTAAAGTGCCACCAATTGTACAATACGTAGAAGAGGAATAATAGTGAACCATAAACAGTTTAAAGCTGCAATGAAGCATGGGTATAGGAGTGGTCTTGAAATAAAGGTCAAAGACTTTTTAAGAGAACATAAGATACCTATCAAGTACGAATGCTTAAAGATTGAGTGGGAAGACTTGATGTATCGTACCTATACCCCTGACTTTATTTTACCTAACGGTATTATTGTTGAGGTCAAGGGTAGATTCACTGCGACTGATAGGCGCAAACACGTTTGTATCAAGAAACAACATCCTAAGTTGGATATTCGTTTTGTATTTGAGAGTAGTAGACGCAAGCTAAGTAAAGGTGCTAAAACTACGTATGCCTCATGGTGTGAACGTAACAAGTTTGCATACTGTGATCGTGTAATACCTATAGAGTGGCTAAAAGAAAAAGGTAAGAATATGCATCCAGAGTTTATTCAGTTTCCTTTAAAAAAAGTAAAGAGAGGTTAGCATGGGTACAGTATTTCAACAGTTCGATGACAACGATATATTAATACGTCTGTCTCCCTTCCTAGATGAACAAGATGGGTGGACAGGTGAAGTGTTGGTAGGCATAGCAACATCAGAAGATAACTATCTTAGTGAAAATGATTATTTTCATATCATGCAATTAGGATCTATGTTATGTGCAGCAGTTCCTTTAATGGAAGAAAGTGAAACATTTAGAAAAATGCTTTACGAGTACACACAAAATGTGTTAGAAGAGGAGAGAAAAGAAAAAAAGAAAAAAGTAGTAGAGAAACACGACAATATAATTAAGGTAAACTTTTGAAAGGATCACGAATGTTTGACAATGTAAACAATCCAAAACATTATAACCAAGCAGGTATTGAATGCATTGATGCCATTCGTGCCGCCACTGGTGACGGTTTTGAATACTATCTACAGGGCAATATACTAAAGTATTTGTGGAGATATCGGTACAAGAATGGGGTAGAGGATCTCAAAAAAGCACAATGGTATCTCAAGCTATTGATTGAGGAAAAAAATGCGAGTAAAAATATTTCTGACAATAGAACTGGATGAAGAGGATTACCCAATACCTGTAGATGGTATGGTGGAGGAAGATGTGGATGAGACTATACGTAACCTCATTCACGATGTAGACGGTGTTACCGTCAAGTCTGTAAAAGTAATAGTGGAGTAAATAATGATATTAGAAAAACCGACAGAAACCTATGGCCCAACACTTAATATCTCTGAAGAGATACATTCCATGAAGTATCGTGGAAAAAACGAGTCATTTAAAGAAGCTATGAAACGTGTAGCTGAAGCATTAAAAGATGATGATCATCACTTTTTAAACTTTAAAAATATTCTGTACAATCAAAGGTTCTTACCTGCTGGACGTGTGCAGTCAGCAATGGGTGCACCAAGACGTGTAACACCTTACAATTGTTTTGTGTCTACCACCATACAGGATAGTATGCAAGGCATCATGGAAGCCGCCACAAGAGCCGCAGAGACTATGAGGCTTGGTGGTGGTATTGGATACGACTTTTCTACGTTACGTCCACGAGGGGCCATGATACGCAGCCTAGAGAGCAAGTCCTCTGGCCCTATATCTTTTATGAATGTGTTTGATGCAGTGTGCGGCACAATCTCAAGTGCAGGGCATAGACGTGGAGCACAGATGGGTGTGCTACGTGTTGATCACCCTGATATAGAGGAGTTTGTACGTGCAAAGAACAATAGTACTGACCTAACTAACTTCAATGTGTCGGTAGGTATCACAGATAAGTTTATGGAAGCAGTAAAATCGGACAGTGACTTTGACCTAGTGTTTGAAGGAACTATCTATAAGACTATCAGTGCTAGTGCACTATGGGATGACATTTTACGCAGCACATGGGACTGGGCAGAACCTGGGATACTATTCATTGACAGGATAAATAAAAAGAACAATCTACGTTATTGTGAAACTATTGCAGCTACAAACCCGTGTGGTGAGCAGCCATTGCCACCTAACGGAGCATGCTTGCTTGGCTCTTTTAATTTAACTAAATACGTTGTAAAAGTAAATGACAAGTACGTGTTTAATATTAATCAGCTACGTAATGACATACCCAATGTTGTTCGTGCTATGGATAACGTGGTGGATCGTGCGGTATATCCACTAAGCCAACAAGAACAAGAGGCTAAATCAAAACGCCGCATGGGATTAGGTGTGACAGGTGTTGCTAATGCAATAGAGGCACTTGGCTTTGATTACGGATCATCCGCATTCATCACACAACTAGAAATGATAATGGAGGTAATACGTGATACAGCATATAAAAGTTCTATTTCTTTGGCCTTGGAAAAAGGTCCGTTCCCTTTGTTCGATCAGAGGTACTTGGATTCCGATTTTGCAAAGACTTTACCAGACGACATTAGGCAGGATATTTCTAATTATGGCATTCGCAATAGCCATTTACTATCTGTGGCCCCAACAGGAACAATCAGTCTCTCAGCAGATAATGTCTCCAGTGGGATCGAACCTGTCTTCTCCTACTATTACGACAGAACCATTATCACCTTCGATGGACCCCAGACAGAACGAGTAGAGGACTACGGATATAGGGTGTTTGGTGTTAAGGGCAGGACTGCTGACGACTTGTCTGTATTTGATCATGTAAAAGTGCTCAATGCAGCCAGCAAATACGTTGACAGTGCCTGTTCTAAGACATGTAATGTTGGTGATGATGTATCGTGGGATGATTTTAAAGATGTGTACATGCAAGCATATGAAGGTGGTGCATCTGGATGTACAACTTTTCGTGCATCAGGAAAACGGTATGGCATTCTTAATGCATCCTCTGCTGAAGATGTAGTAGAGGAAGAAATTGTAGAAAATACAAAAGATTTTGTTGACGAAGGAACAGCTTGCTATTATGATATGGAAACTGGTCTTCGTAAGTGTGAATAAAAGGAGTGACTAAATGACAAAAGTAAATATAAATGATGTGGATTATGATACAGAGGATTTCAATGAGGATCAAACGGCCTTGTACAAAGAGTTCATATATGCTGCAAATGTAGTCAATAATCTTAACTATCAAATGCAGTGTGTAAAAACAATGCAAGCTAGTGTAGCAAATAAACTAACTAAATCTTTACAAGATAAAGGAGATGATAATGCCAGTACGGAAGAAGTTTAGAAGAGATTGGTACAACAGGTATGACTCACCTGCCAAACAAACCCTCGTGCAATACCTAGAAAGTATCGGACACGAGATAACCGAAACTAAAGAAAATTACACTGTGGATATTGTTTCAACAAAAGAAAACCACACGTATTTTAACGAGGCAGAGGTTAAGGTTTCTTGGACAGGTGATTGGCCTACCGAGTGGAAGGAGATACGTATACCAGAACGTAAAACTAGACTGCTTGACAGGTACAAAGATGCCAATGGTGTGCTAAACTTCTACGTTTTTCGTAGAGACTTAAAGCAGGTATGGCGTATCAAAGATACCAGCCTGACAAAAGAACGGTTACGTGAAGCAAAAGGTAGAAACATCACAAAGGGAGAACACTTTTATCACATCCCTTACACAGAAGCAAAACTAATTAATATAGGAGAAGCAGCATGAACCCTAAGAAACTATCCCGTAAACAACGCAATCTTGGCAAACATGATGCGCCACTAAAATGGCAGTTTGACCAAGGCTTCAATGCCTTTAAACGTGGGAAGATTGTCAACCCATTCTCAGATGACACCATGCAGTCTAGAGAGTGGGAGAGAGGCTTCAATAAAGCCTACTTTGAACAACTAAAACGGGTTAAAAAATATGAGCTTGGAAGAAGAGGCAAAGCAGTTTCTCAAGAAACGGAACACAGAGTCTGATCCAGACAGGCTACGTGACGAGTTAATAAAAATGCTGGAATGGTTCATAGAACAACTCAAGAAAAAAGGGGCTTAGTTGCCCCTTAATTTTTTGGTACAAAATCTATGTCCTGTAACAGGCCACTAAATGTTATTAAAGAAGTTAGATCTTCTAAACTTGTTATATCAGGCAGTCTTTTATTTACATCTTTAAATAAAACTATACCGTAGGCTCTTTCATCTTTTGATAATCTTCTTAATTGATCCGCAAGTATGGCACGTTGATCAGCAAGACCAGCTTCAGGATCATTATAAGCTGCACGTAAATCTTCTGCAGCATTTTTAATAAAAACACGTGCAGCCCTGTGTTGATCTATTTTACGAGTATGTTTAGACTCTGCAAAATCTTTAGCTAATGTTACCATCATTGGAAAAACATTTTCTAAAAATTCATTTTCTGCCAACTTTAGTTCTGGTATTCTAGATTTACTACCATACTCATATGTTGCATCGTCATAGCCTATTTCAGTTAAATAATCTCTAACATCTGAGTCACGATCTTTTATAGTTATACCTGCAAATAGCCTTGTTGCTGCATCAGGACGATCAACCTGCCCTTCATCTATTGTAACACGATTTGGTAACTCTTCTTCAAATGATGGTGCAGCTAAACCTCTCCTAGCTATTTGCTCATAAAATGTATTTTCAAAGGTGCTTTCTGATACCTCTACACTGCCAGTAAAATCTTTTGCCTCTTTAGTTCTAATGTCTAATGCTCTTTGTGCCTCTGGTATTTGAAATATGGGAGTAAGAAATGTGTTGACGTATTGTCCAACTAAACGGCCTATTCTTTTAGAACGTACTTCTGCGTCTATTTCATCATCTGTTCCTTTTATAATCTCAGTTATTTCATCAACAAATACATTTCCAGTTCCTGTTCTAACTACAGTTCCAAGAAATGTTTCAGTTATTTCATCCATCCCCATGCCAAACCAAGTACCTAACGTTCCTTCTTGTTGCCTTCTTGCAAAATCAGCTATCCAAGATGCTTGTCTTAAAGGATACTGAGCAGTAATATCTGCTTGCTTATCTTCGTATGCCATTGTAGTATAGTTTTCTGTGGCATGTTCACTTGTTCTATAATCATACATACCTTTTAGAGCAGCTAATCCTACAAGATTACGTGTAATGTCTTGCCTATCTCTAGCCGTTAAACCAGCTTCACGAGATTCTTTAAACAGTGCTTTTCTAATTGCTACTTGTGGTATACCACCTACGTTTTGTGCTATGTATTCCATTGATCTAAACATAAATCTAGGAAAGGGTACTATAACAGTTAAACCTGATTTAGTTATAAAATTAGATAGAACTTTAAATGGGGCAAAATCAGGTGGCAAAGCATACGTAACGTCCAGTGCTTTATTTGTGGATGCTTCAACTAAACTTAAAAAAGAATCTCCATCTTCAGGACGCAATGAGGGAGCATCATTTAACAAGTCTTGTATCTTACCCTCTTTTAAAGATTGTTGTAAATCTACATCCCACTTAACTTTTAATTGTCGTTCTAGTTCTGCCAAGAATGTTGCTCGTCTAACAACATGTTCTTGCCAACGGTTAGGGCCATTTACTGCCCATGCTAAGTCCTCACCACGTGACATTACTTGGTCTAATGCATAACCTGCTTTCGATGTAGACTGACCTCTACCTGTTGCCTTTTGTATTTCACCAATGCTATTAAACATTTTATCAAATTGTTCGGAAAGCTCTGGTCTATCTAAAATATAATCCGTAAATTCCTCTGCACGATTTTGCTCTAAAAACATGTAACGTAAATTATTAAATGATCCTGACCACGTTCCATCCCTAACTAAAGGATTAACTGAATTATGAAAATCTATTAAAGCTGCACCTCTAGACTTACCTGTGTGTCTAGCATTTCCATATGTAAGTATGGCAGTATCCATTATATCTGACAAAGACTCCATAGGAGAACGTATTAGTGCAGATTGAAAGTTACGTACAGCAGTAGCTAACGAGGATACCATTAACCCTCTACGTATATTTTCTCCACGTAGAACAGTGCCTGTCCACATTTTACCAAGTGCATTTTGTGTAGCTATCTTAGCTTCTATTTCCTGTAGTTCTTTGACAGACTTTGGCTTGATGCGATTAATTTGTGATAAACGATTTAATAACTTACCTGCTTTTGATCCTGATCCTACAATACCAAGCACGTATTCTTCAAAACTTAACCCATTCTTTGTTAAAACTTCTAGTAATTCTGGAGATGTAAGTAATTCTTTATCAAGTGTGAGATCAAATAATTTATCTATTAATCTTTCACCTTTCATATCTTTAAAAGGTTTGCCTTTTTTAACTTTTAATTTATCTGCAAACTTAGGATCACTTTTTAAGTCTACTATTGTGGAAACAAATATATCCATCTTATCTGGATCAAGTATGGGTAGTGCAAGTGCATCATCATTTATTGCATAGTCTGTTAAATTTACAGTCTTACCATCATTACCTACGTAGCCCATGTCACTGTAGTAATCACTAATTTTTTTAGTACCTGCCTCTCTAATTAAATCTGGATCAGGAACGAGATTGCCATCTTTTAACTCTTTAGATATTTTTACATCTAATTCTTCTTCCATTTCCTTTATTAATTGTGTACGTAATTCTTTATTATCAGAGGCAACACTCTTTGCTGCTGCTACCTTTTCGTCATACAATTTAGTTTCGTTAGCAATAGCTTTAGCTACATCATCATAAGCAGTCCTGCCACCTGATAATACTTTCCATGTAGCATTTATTGGCTTTATAATTAGTTTTGCTATCGGAATAGTAGCTGCAGTTTCTAATATACCAATACCAGTATTAAGTGCAGCCTGACCATATTCATCATCACGAACATTTTCTTGAACATCTGCAAAAATATGTGGTATTTCTACTGCAGCAGTAACAGGATTTAAAAACTCATCAGCCAAAACTATTTTATTTAGTTGTGGTATTGTTAAAAACCCTGCCTCTACTGCATTTAACAACCTTTCAGTCAAACCACTGGTAATAAAATTTCTATGATTTAAACGTTCTTTAGTTGCTTCATAATTACGTTCTGCGATATCCATTTGTTGTTTTAATAATGCATCTAAAGTAGTTTCTGCTGTTCCAATATCCATATCTGTTTGAGCTATTGCAGCCCTTTGAAGTGGAGTCATTTCTCCTAGAGGACCAGATGTTTGTACACGTAACCGCATCATTTCTGTTTGAGTATTAATAGCATCCTCTTTTAATCTTTTATGCATAAGTTTTGTAGATTCAAATATATCACCAGACTTAATACTAGTTTTATATTCTTCATATGCATCATCTAGTATTTGTTGGGGTGTTCTTTGTGGCTCCGTGTCTTCTAGAGCATCTTTTGTTTCCCCTGTTACAGCTTTTGTTTCTTCATCTATTTCTTTTATTTGCTCTTCCGTTAAACGACTTTTTTCCAATACTTCATCTGAAGGCATTAAATAGTTAAGCTCAAGACCAGATAAACGTCCAGTCCTATCAGGATCTGGCCTAAGAAAAGTTTCAACCGTTAACCTATCTGCTAGTGCTTTCTCCTCTTCACTCATAAGATGATGTCTGCCATAAACGTTATTTTCAATATTATGATATTCTCTTGAAATTTCGTCAAAGCTACGAATTTCTGACCTGCCTACAAAATTTGGACCCTTATCTATTTCCTCAGATGACACAACTTCTTTAGGGCTTTCATCTTTATAATCAGGATCAATTGATTTCATAGATAACATAGGCAAGCCACTGTCTGTTTTTTGCTCACCTGAAGTGTAAAGAGGATTTATTTTAGATCCTTTATCTTGATTATAAAGACTGCTTATGCCTGATTTACTTTGTGGTGCACCATATAAAGGGTTTATTTCTGTCATAATAACTACTTCACCTTGGGTGGTGTATAAACACCTGCATCAAAAAATGTGTCAAATATTCCAAGGGGAGTTTCTGCACGAGGTATACCTGTATATACTTTTATTCTAAATTCATTCTTTTCAGTTTGTTCGTTAAATTGTCTTACAATAATAACATCCCCCTCTTTAAAACCTCCTATATCTTGAGTTTTTAAAGCTGCTGCAAAACTGTTAATAACATAATCTCCTGCATCATTAACTTCTGTTTTATTATAACCAAAATCCATAGTTTCTTTATCTGCTTTTTTATTAGCAACTGCTTTAGCATGATTTTCTAATGTTCTTTCTGCTTTATTTTTTATACCAATAGCACGAGCCATCAATATGTCATCAGAAAAATTATCAGTTGGCTTTGCAGCTATTGCTATCTCACCTGCAGCCTCTAATGAAGCTATAGCTTGAGGACCAGCCTGACCTCTAATTGCTTGCATAATACCTGTTTTTACATCATATTTAAATCCTGCATCCATTGCAGCATTTGTCCTTGCATTTTTAATTACTGTTTCACGAGAGTCTGGACTAAAAAGTTTGTCTGCTTCTTTACTAGGATCATTCTCCATTTGTGTTTTCCAATAAGCCACATTTTCATCTTCTATTTTATACTCTTCACTGTCCTCACCAAATTTACGTTTAGCACTTAATCTTTTATTTAACGATGTTGCATATCCTACTTTAATACTTCCTATTTCAAAATCTTCTTCTTCTTCTTTTTTCTTCGCAAGTGTACTTAAATTTAACCTAAAGGGATTTGTTGGATCTATTTCAGTACGACTTTGAAATGTTTCACTAACTATACCATTTATATTACTTTCATTTCTAGGATCATTATGATCATCATTTATTAAATTACTATCTAATATTGAACTAGCAGAAAATCCATTTTGATTAGCAGTGTTTGCAAAATTTGCATACTGTGTTACTGCAGCAGATCCACCTTTCATAATCCACTGTGCTTGTGCATCAGTATAACCAAGTGTTTTTAGAAAAGCTGCATTTTCTTTATCTTCTTTTCTTGTCTTACGTCTTTCTGCTGCGTCAGCCAAACGCATTCTAGTTGCCTCTTCTTCTGCAAGCATATCAAATTTAAATTGACGTTCCTCTGCCTCATCAATATCTCTGACAATTTGTTTTCCCATTCCACTTAGAAATGCTCCAAAATTAAACGCCATCTGTAGTTCTCCTAGACATTAAACCAGCTTTTGGTTTTTCTGGCTCTGGTTCCTTAACCTCTGGTTCTGGTTCTGGTTCTTTGCTCTTTTTACTTTCCTCTTTACGCACCCTTTCCATTGCAAGTGCAACCCTTTGCTGCGTAGGTTTATCTTTATCTGTTGCTACATTAGAACCCATAGTGTACTCTACATCTGCTTCCTCTGCTAGATATGCCATAGTTTCCATTAATACAGGTATAATTAATATGCCTACATCTAAAGAATGTTTACCCCCCATAACACCTGCAGTTTGCATAGAATTTGCAATAGTTGTTAAAGGTATGCCTGTTTCCATTACATCAAATAAATTACCTATAAAATCTTCACTAAGTAATCTGGGTATATAAAACTCTAATGCCTCTTCTACAGTATCGTATTGTGGTGGATTTTGCCAAGGCACATTGCCTAACTCAGCAGTTAAACCTTGACCTGCAATAGGGGCATCTAACATAGGTTGTGGTTTAGTTACCATTTCTTAATTCCATTCTAGCTTTCCGTAATTCTGCAACGTATTTTGCAACCCGTTGTCTTGGGTTAAGCTCTTTTTTAGTTTCTGGTTTTTGCATATTACGAGATAATAATCCCATACTTTTACCAGTATCCTCAGTTTTTTCCTCTACTTTAGAAAAATCTAAATTACTATATGTCTGATATCCTACATTAAACATTATTTCTTCCTATATAAAACTACCCAAAATACTACTACCAATACTTGTTTTTAAATCAGAAGTAAGCAATGCTCCAATAAGAGCACCGAATCCTTCACTTACAGCAAAGTCTTCTTTTAGTTTTGCTAAATCAACTGTTGTGTCAGCATTTAATTGTGCTAGTGCTAATTCTTGATATCTTCCTCTATCATTTTCTGCAGATGTCCATGCCCAATTCATATTATCCGAATAAAATTGCCACAAGTTATTATATGCCGTAGTAGAATATCCAAGCAAAGATGCAGCATTTATTTCATTTGCTCTATTTATTGCTTGATTATCTGCAGTTGCAATTTGCCTACGCCACTGAGCATTTGCCTGATCAATCACAAGTCTATTCTGTGCATTAAATTGTTGACGTTGATTATTTATTTCTGTATTGAATCTTTCAATAACATTAGTTTGCCCTGCATTAAACTGCGCCTGTGCATTTGCTTGTGATGTATTAAACTGTGCAGTATTGTTTGCTAAACTTGCAAAAAACTGATCTGTTTGATTTTGTGATGTAGCATTAAACTGTGCAGCAGCATTAATTGCAGCTTGATCAGTAAACAATGCTTGCGTTCTCTGTTGTGCTCTAAACAATTCGGTTTGTTGTTGATTTGATAAATTAGCCATATCAATTTGTAAAAAGTTTTGTGCATTTTGTACTGCAGCTTGTTGTCTATTAGACAGATTAGCCATGTCTAAATTTGCAAGTGCAGCAGCTTCTGCCATAACCATAGCTTGATTGTTATTTAAATTGGCTAAGTTCATACTGTTAGCAATACGAGAGTTTTCTAATGCTATCTGTTGCTCTGCAGTAAAGTTCATGTTAGCTACATCACTAACTTTAGCTGCATTAGCTACACGTGCCTGAAATGCTTGGTCAAACTCTTGACCTATAAATTGTGCTCTTTGTTGTGCTGCAAGCATAGCACGTTGTTGACGATTTGACAAGTTTTGTTGTTCAAAAGTTGCTTGTGTAGATGCATCAGCTTGAGCAATAGGTAACGCAGATTCCATAGCTGCCTGTACAAGTGCCTGTCCTGCTATACTACTAGCACCTAATCCTCTTGCAGCCATTTGTGCACTTACTGCTCTCATTGCACCAGCAGCCCATGCAGGGGTAGCACCACCTTCAAATTGATCCATAAGACCTTCTAGCTGCCCTTGTACAGTAGCTTTTTTACTTGGGGTAGCTTCTGCAGCCTGTACTTGTTCTGTAAACTTAGCAGCCTTCTCTGCGTCTGCAGCCCCTGTTACAAGCTCACCACTTTGTATCTCACGGGTAACAGGATTATCAATTAATGTAGCTGTACCTTGTGCAGCTTGTAATCCTGTTATACTTGACTCTGCTTGTTGTTCTGCAGTAATAGTTTCAGGGGCATCAGCCTGTGCTGCTCGTGTACCTGCTGCAACTTTATCTACATCTGTTGCTGCAGTTTGTGCAGTCATAACTGTAGTAGGTGTAGCCACAGGCATACCTGCTTGTGTCGTAGTTGCAAGTGCAGTTGGCAATGCAGCAGAACCTGATACTTGTCCAGAGGCAGGATCAATAAACTGCCCTGCTTCTACACCAACTCCAATAGGAGTAACAATAGCACCAGACGGTAATCCTGGTGTTATAGCTTGAGTTTTCAATACATCAGTAAGAGTAGAACCCTCTGTAAATGTTTGTGATGGTATATATTGTTGGTCTAAAACACGAGGAGTTCCCCCTACTTGAAACTTTTGAGCCATACCACCTTGAGCCATTTGCATAGCCTTTTGAGTGTACATATCCATCTTTTGTTTTTTATCAGGATTATTGTTAAGATAATCATTAAATCCAGACATGTCACCTTGATATCCTAAACTACCTGCAATACGTTGCATTGCTTGCGGTTTAAAACCTCCAAAAGATTGTGTCATAGGCATAGTTTGTTGTTGTTGTTGTTGCATGTTTGGAACCATACCCCCTTGCTGCATAAAATAACTACCACCATAATTAGGATTATTAAGTGATATAGTTTGTGGACCTACAGAAGACTGTCCAAGCACACCAGTTGAAAGAGGTGTATACGTAGGCTGTTGTCCTAAAACAAATGTGCCTGTAGCAGGATTTACATTACCCATAAACTGTGGTTGAAATCCTTGCACTTGAGTTGTTGTTGCTTGTTGTGTAGGTATTGGATTAATATTTACAGGAGTAACTTGTGGAGCTGTAGAAGTAGTAGGTTGTGCAACAGACATCTGTGGATTAATAATAGGTTGTTGTGTTTGTAAAGGTGTAGTAGATGGACCTGTATTTAGCACAACTGGTTCTATATTAGACTCTGTACCTGTATCTACATCAACATTTGCACCTACGTTAGCAGAATCTGATACAACTGGATCTGGATCTGGATCTGGGTCTGGGTCTGGGTCTGGGTCTGGGTCTGGGTCTATCACTGGATCTGGATCTGGATCTGGTCCAGATATAGTAGTAGTATCTAATCCCATATTTTTTGTATGAAAATCGTCTAAAGCATTAGCCACCTTTTCATTAGTTTCAAGTCCTTGATCGTGTCTCAGTGCAGCAGTTGTATCTTGTATTGTTATTGAACCATCATTATTAAAATCATATTGATCTATTTCATCTGCAGGTATTTTATCTAAACCAACGATATCTTCTTGTATTCTTTCCACCATTGCCTTAGAAGAAAGCTCTGGACTATTTTCTATAAAATTACTAAAGGCACTTGTTATCTTATTATTTATTTCCTCTGTCTGCCCAAGATTTTTAAAACCTCTTAATGCATTTACAACATCTCCAGTTCCAATGCTACCATCACCATTTATATCATAAATAGATAATTGATCTGTAGGTATTTCTTTTAATCCAACTATATGTTCTTGTAATTTTTTAACAAAAGCAGATTTAACTTCAGGATCTGCTGAAGGAGGTACTTTTGTTATTGTATCATTTTCTACAATGTATCCCTTTTGTGTTAAAGAATCTGCTACCTCTCTCATATTTTGAGTTATTTTAGTGCCTTCAGGAATATCTAATCCTGCAGTAATGTATGCCTCTGCATCAGCACGTTGTGCAGATGGTGTACCAAGATCAGCTTCTGTTAAATTAGTAAAGTTACCTTGTGCTTTAAATTTTCTAAACTGATCTTCTGCTTTTAAACTGGCAAGGAAATCATTAGGAGCAGTTACACTAATAGTATTTCCAGTAGGCAGTGTATATGTATAACTATTTAATATAGTTCCTATGCCGTATTCGTTTTCCATTACCTAGTTCCTATCCATACAAAACCAAACAAAAAGCCAACACAACACAAAAATAAAAAGATACCCGATGTCCACTCAATAATTGCTTGTTTAATTTCTTCTTGCCTATGTTCATGTTCTCTTTTTTGCTTTCTAAGTTTTGCTTCTATCTCTAATATTTCTTGCCATTTAGAAGGTCCATACATAACTGATATATAATCTTTTAATTCTTTTCTCATGGCTGCGGCCTTTTGTTTAGCTGCAAAAATTTCCATAGCTTGTGCTTCTATACCACCACCTAATGCTTTATACCAAGGTGGCTTTTGATTTTGTTTATCTACAAAGTCTAAATCAGCTATAGCACCAGCCCATTTAGCCATAGTACCACCCATGTCTTGCAGGTCTTTGCCAACCTGTATGCCTTTTTTTAGTGTGTTAAAGGCAGCAGTAGCACCTGCAATAGCCGTTATGGGATCTATCATCTTCTCTCTATAATTCTATCTAGCTTTGCGTCTAGAGCCTCCAGTCTGTCTATTATTCTATTTATATCACTGTTAGCTTCTGCTTTAGTCATATAGTCACGAGCCATTTCTTCTCGTGTTTTATTTAATAGGACTTGCATACGTTGTGTTTCTGTGTGTTGGCTACGGATAACCCAGCCTACTATACCAAGTAGACCAGTTAGTC